CTTGGGTGCACTCACTAACGCTACCCACCTGGGTAACGGTATCTGGCGAGCGGTGGTGCAACTACCGGACGCTGGCGGCGAAGTGCGCTGGTTTGCCAACGCTGGGGCGGTGCCGCTGGGGATTGATGTGGTGGATGCGGCGCCATCCGTTAGTGTCGGTGAAAACATTGCCCAGTCAATTTGGACCTACAACCAAGGCGATCGCTCCCTTTCTGGCAGCCAAGCCAATCTATTTTCTAACCTTCTATCCTTGGTGCAGGCCTTCACCCTGGGGCGCCACCGCATCGACTTTGCTGCTAGTACAACCACCCAGTACAACATAGATGGCACCGTGCGACAGGTATTCAACCTCAGGGACAAGGACGGCAGCCCCGCCACCAATGCTCAGACCGCCGTTGATCGGGTGCCCCAGCCATGAGCCATCTTCCCGACGTCAGCAAAAAGGTAGGGAGCTAACCCCATGCTCTACCCCCTTGGGCTAACCGGCACCCTTTACCCCCTTGGGCTACACCCTGGCTTGGCAGCCATGCTGATCAAATTTTGCCTAAACCGCCTAGCGATCGCGCCATCGCCCGCCCTTGCCCTTGCCTTGATGCCATCGCCCGCCCTTGCCCTTGCCTTGATGCCATCGCCGGCCCTCGATCTAGTCCTGGAGCAATGCGACCATGCTGTTGATACCTACTGATAGCGCCCTGGTTCTATCGGGCGATCGCTTGTACATTGGCGATACTTTTACCCTTAGCTTTAGCCTATCAGTGGAAAGCATGGAGGCTAGCTTTCGACCTAACTTGAGCCAGGTCAACCTCCGCATGATCGGCAAGCGTAACCCAGGCGACCCGGACGAGAAGGCGTTATTTGATAGCGCTCGGGCGACTAATCCCTACTGCACGATCGCCACTGATCCACCGGTAGGCACCACCTTGAGCGGACGCATCACCATCAACGGCGCGGCGACCGCCAGCCTAAAAACCTTCAAGCCCCAACCAGAGCTAGCCAGCCCAACGACCCAGCAAGCGGTGTTGCACTTCGCCTTTACCGCCCTCTACCAAGGCGAAAGCCGCCGCAAGGTGTTAGAGACTGGTGAAATTGTATTGCGCCGCGATCGCATCGAAGATCCATGATTTACTACCGTTTCTATGGATGTTTGTACGAGCACCGGGGTGATCGCCTGTGCAAGGTAGCGGTCGGCACGATGCAGACCCGTAATGGTGTCCAGTACCAGCTAAACCAAAACCATCGCTGGCAACGGATCAAAGATTTTGCTGTCCATGAGGGTGATGAGGTAGGGCGCAATGTGGCGGCATGGAAAGCGGGTAAGGTAATTGGCGGAGCGGTCGCTAACCACGCGATCGCCATGGGTGCTGACCCGATGGCCGCCCAATTGATTTCAGAAACCGTGGTGCAGGCAGGTACGGCAACAGCGCTATGGGTCGCCCAGCAAGCCCGTAAAGGCACCCTTACCGCCGAAGGGTTAGCGGCTTACTTTGTCCAACAATCAGCGGCGGCAGCCCTTGGCAAGATGGCCCACCACGAGGCAGAACATTGGTTGCATACCTACAATGCCCAAGCGATCGCCCAGCAGGTAGGACCGATCCTAGCGGGCAAGGGGGCAGGGTTAGGGACGGTTGCCACGACCGCTAAGACCAAAGCCCATACCGCCTTGGTAGACTGGGTGGTTAGCCGCGGCAAGCATGACCTAGCGATGCTGGGCAAGGTGTTTGGCCATGACCTAGCCAAGGCGGCTGACCCGCAGGCGATCGCATTGTTGTGGCAATTGCACCAGGCTGGTATTGCCATGGCCGCTATGCAGTTGAGGTATGCCCATGATGAACATCAGCCCTGAACGCGCCGAACTATTGAAGCTAAAGGCCATGAGCGACGAGGAGCGGCTTAGTTACTTGCTAGCCCGCCACGCGCTTATCCCCCTTGGCAGCCCATTGCCGCCCATCCATCAAGTGCTATGCGAACCCTAACGCCAAAGTCTAAACGCAAGCCATTGCGCCCCAAGGGTGTGTTTGATCTGGAGATCCAGCCCGGCGATCGCCTGTACTTTGTCGGCGATGACTGCGAGCTGTACCGCGGCGAGCAATGCTTGGGGCGCTACGGCTACCACTGGGAGGATGAGCTAACCAAGGCGGTACAGCGCACCCAACTAGCCCTGGTGGAGGGCGAAGAAAAGCCGGTCAAAGGTCCTAATGTCACCAGCATGAAGCCGGAGGCAAAGGCACCCAGGGCACCCAAGGCACCGCCTAAACCTGAGGAACAACCCCAAACCGGCGAACGATGGATTACTATCCACCCCAATAAGGACAACCCGGACTCCTACGTCAGGGTAAAGATCCGTCAGCACTCAGACGGCACCGCCAGTGTCATTGCAGGTGCCGGGGGCAAACTGAACCAGTTGCGCCTGACCAAGCTACGCAGCCCGGAGGAATGGAAAGAACGCGCCGCTGAACGCAAGCAAAAACGCCTGGAGAAAGAAGAAAAGCGCCGGGCGGAGCTAAGTGAGGGCGATCGCCAAGCAGAAGACGACGAAACCACCCAAGCCCGGGAGTACCACCGGGGCGAACGGCACCGTAATGCCAAGGCTACTTTAGACGCCTACCAGGAGGCAGGGCTAGACCACGGGCTAACGCCGGAGCACCTAGCCGCCCTCGATACCCCCGCCAGCGCTGACACCGACCCGGAGGAAGCTAAGCAGGTTGAAGCCTTGGCACGAGAGGCGGTCCAAAAGGCGGCAACTATCCAAAAAGCCTACGAACAACGCCTTGTCCAAGACCACGATGCCCGGGCCGCCGCCAAGCTTGGTGATGAATCCTTGGAGGGGCTAGGCAACCCCCTGCAGCAGGACATTGACCATAGCGCCTATGGCACCGACGGCAATACCATCTCTAACCTCACCCAACTGCCTAATGGGCAATGGCTAGTCACCGGCGGCGATAAGGCGGATGCTACCTTTGACACCTGGCAGGAGGCGGCTAAGTATCACCTGGGTAATGTCAACGAGTACGACGGCACCGCCGGCGATCGCAGCCAGCCCGATGATTTCTATAACCCGAAGCTATGGGTGGCTAACCCGGATGGCGTTGACTTCTCCCCCCAACTAGCTGGGCAGATGGCAGCCCTGGCCCTGCAGCGCAAAGAGATTGATCGCTCTGATAAAGCAGCCGGTAAGGCTATCAAAAAGAAAATGCCATGGAAGCGAGAACAGGGGTTTGACATTGGTGGGGTCAGCGGCATCGACGACCAAGCCGCGATCGCTCAGTTGGACCAGGATGCCAAAACCATCGAGGATGCCCTCACCCACGGCAAGCTATTGGATATGGCGGGGCTGTTGGACCCCCAAGCGATGGCCAAACACCTGCAGACCGGTGGCATGGCCCAACTTGGGGAAATCGCCTCTGACGTGCTCAAAGTTGCCCAGGTTGATCCGGCAATCATCGCCCAGATGGGCCACGATGAAGCGGCCAAGCTGATTGCCTACCAGATCCGTCAGGCGGTGGGGGATAGGGAGTATCAGGCGATCGCCGCAGCCCAGGCGGCCCACCACGGCCAATGGTCCACCGAGTACGCTAACCAAGTGATTGCCGAAAATCAACCCCGCCTGGACGCCCTGCGCGACATCCACCGCCGTATGCAGGAAATCGAAGCGGCCAAGGACGGCGACTATACCCCCGACCAATTGATTGAATTGGATACCCTCTCCTACCAGTCGGAAACATTGCAGAAGTCGTTGCAGCAATCCATCGGCACCGCCCTGGGGCAATTACAGGCCAGTGCGGCCATGACCCTGGCGCTAGAGTCTAAGCCCCGTAGTTTGCGCTTTGCCGTCAAGGGTAGCCATGGCGATGTGGCCGACGTGCCCGGGCTATTGTCTACCGATGACAGCCCATCAATCTGGAGCAGCTACGGACTAACCGCTGAAGACTTTAGCCTGGAGGATGGCCCGGACGGGCAACTGGTATCCATCCAGCCCAGCGGCATGGAAAAGCTTGCCAGCGCCACCTATAACCCGGAAGACCGGGACGCCTACGAGGACGCGATCGCCATCAAACGCGGTGCCTACGATGAGGACGGGTTCACCCCCGCCGGGTTTGCCTATCGGCCTGAGTCCACCTTCACCGATGTGCGGGCCGAGGCACAGCAGTTTGATACCACCTTCAACTACCAGCCGGAGATGGATGATGCCGGTGTGGAGCAGGCAATTAAACAATACCTGGGTGCCCGGGTTGCCAATGGCGACGATCCGTTGTCAGTACGCCGGGATTTATTTTCGCCGGAGCTTTACCTAAACCTTGGGCTGAACCAGGATGATGCCCTGCGGGTTAATGGGGCGGTGCAGGCGATGGACCTGAAGCTATTCGGCAAGGATGCCCCCGGGCAAGCCCAGATCCGCAGCGCCTACCAAGAGCTAGGCGACCAAGCCGCCGCCGCCCAGCGTAGCGCCCGGGCGACCGATGACCTGCAAGCGCTCCACAGCCAAAACCTCAACACCGATACCGCCAAGGAAGCCGCCCACCGTGCCCTAGCCGCTATGCCCATGGCAAGGGCTGTCCTCAAGCCCATGGACCAGCTTTCTACCCAGGAACGCAAATACTTGAGGGACTATGCCATCACCGAAGTGATGGGCGAAACGCTGGAGGCACCAGCCAAGAAAGAAGCTACCCCCGAGGAGGACGTACCTCAGACCGGCTCCCTATTCGACCTAGGCAGCTACGACGAACCCGGCGACAAGCCCACCAACGACTACCGCGAACCATCCCAGTGGGATCGGTTTTGCCGCATCATGGGCGGTGAGCAGAAAGCCTATGATGCCATCCGCGATCGCCTTAAGGGTAATTTCTATAGCCGTTTTGCTAGTGCCTATAGCGCCATCGAAGGCAAGCCATTGCTGACTGGCAGCCAAACCCTCACCCATGTAGATCGCTTGGCCGCCGCTAGCCTGCCGCCAGCGGAGCGGGATGAACTACTGGCCCACCTGCGATCGCTGGACCAGTCCGAAATGGCTCAAGCCCGTAACCGCCAGGGGGGTAAGTTTGCCGTTGAGATGGATGACTGGCTGGACAAGTATCACGAACTAAAGGGCAAGGACCGGCAGCTAGGGCTACTCACCACCGAGACAGAACGGCAGGGCGTCGATAATACTCAATGGCAACGCACCACCCTAGGCACCCAGGCGGAGCAGGACTTAAACGATGCCCTCCAAAGCGTCCTGCCGGGCTTTGAGCAAGTCAACTCAGCGGTAAACATCTACCCCGAAGTACGCTGGAATGGTGGCTTTGTCGCCCATCAGCGCGGGCTAAAGCTACTAGAACGCCAAAAGAAGATCGGCATGCACTATAGTGCTGGATCTGGAAAAACTGCGGGAATGCTCGGTGCTTTCACCCATTTGCAAAACCAGGGTAAAGTCACTCGCACCCTGGTAGCGGTGCCCTCCGGCATTCTGGGGCAGGCGGTGGGGGAATGTGCCACCTTCCTAGAACCTGGCAAATACAATTACTCCGCCAATATTGGCTGGGACCGGGAGAAGCGCATCGAGGCACTGCGTAACCCCGATATGCACCTCCATTTTACCACCCGGGAATCCCTAGCCGGTGATCTATTGCACCTGGTGGAAAAACACACTGGCATCGGGGCGGAGGACTTTCAAAATACCGATGCTCGCAGTGAGGACGATCGCCGATCGCTCCTCCTAACCGCCCTACAGCAAGAAGGCATCGACCCCAGCAGCCTGCTATTCAGTGTTGATGAAGCCCACGACCTATCCCGCCGTCAGGGTGTATCACCGTCCCGGCGATCGCTGGTCCTTGATGCCCTGGCCCACCATAGCGCCTACCATATCAGCGCCACCGGCACGCCCTTAAAGAATGATGCTTCTGAGATTGCCGACTTCCTGCAAAAGGTGGGGGCACCTGAAGTAAAGGACGTTGGCGCCTTTATGGCCCGCTATGGCAAAAATACCCAGGCCAGCCGCCGTAGCTTACAGCGATTGGTAGCTAAGTACGCCTACGCGATCGCCGTCAAGCCTACCACCAAGGACGGGCAGGAGTTATCCATGCGGATGGAGCAGCCTAAGATCGCCCTGTCTGACCACCAAAAGACTCAGCGGGCAGAACTACTAAAGCACTACGACACCCTACAAGCCTGGCGGGAGCAGGAACTACCCAAGATAATGGCGGCTAAGCGAGAGCGGGGCGATAACTCACCCCTCAATGCCAAAGACCTTGCCCATGCCTGGGAGGATGAGGGCGTTAGAGCCGCGATCGCCGCCCTATCGCCTGAGTCCTACGGCAAGCTAGACGATGCCACCAAGCAAGCCAAGGCAGGCGGGCAATTGCTAGGCGCCTCCGCGCTTAAGTACGCCGCCCTATCGCGGCTCTACCACCAGACTGACTACGCCAACAACGGCAAGGCGCAGCACGTCGTTAAAATGGCCGCCCAAGCCAAGGCAGGCGGTAAACCCATGGTGATCTTTGCCGCCTCCGCCCAGGCCGCCCAGATGTTGCGGAACCAGCTTGCCAAGGAGGGGCACCGGGTTGGCTATATCGACGGCAACCTAGGGCCAGAGGAGAAGGACAAAGAACGCCTACGGTTCTCCCCTGTTGCGGACGAACAGGCGGAGACCGACATTCTAGTGACCACCGACGCCGCCCAGACCGGGCTTAACCTGCAACGGGGTAAGTTACTAGTCCACTACGATATTCCCCTTACCCAAAAATCATGGGACCAGCGCTCAGCCCGTATCTACCGCCGGGGCCAGACTGAGGACGTTGACGTTCATACTTTGGTCGCTGATGCCCCGGAGGACGCGATCGCCCTGGCCCGGATGCAGCGCAAAGGTAGTGACAGCGAACTATTCCAGGGTGCTGATGCCACCCAGGGCCATGCTGAACTACTAGACGATACTGGACTAGCCGCCGCGATCGCGGAGTTTATGCAAGAGGATGATCCGGGTTGACAAAGCATATACGCTACAGACAAAGCTAAAGCATATATGCTATAAATAAATTATTGCGCACGGAGCGATCTATGAGAACTGTAGAAATCAAGGACTTGGACTCCGGGAAAATAGTGTGGAGAGGACATTACTGGTTCTTTTATCAAGCTAAGGAGCGCGCGAAACTACACTTACCCCCTGGGTCCTACGCTATTCAAGGCACCAATAGCTCTGCCTGTAATCCGCGAATCACCCACCGTCAATGGCTAAGTGCGGAAACCTTCGAAATATAAGCCTTGACCAAAAGAGCATATATACTAAAGGGGTCGTGTTGGAGATACCCCGATGACTGTTGAGCAAATTATCACTGAACTAGAAGATATTGCCGCTGTCCTGCGCAGCGATGCCGCTGTTGACCAGGAGGCGATCGTGGCCAGGGCGGAGCGGGTAAGGGACGAAATGCTGGCGGCAAGCCAGGAATGATTTAGCGTTAGGCGTTGGCAGACCCCCAGCGATCGCTGGGGGTTTTGCTTTGGGGGGCTATTGCAAATAGCCTATCGGAAAGTGTTGACGATTCGATAGGCAGAAGGTATATTGAAATTGTTGAACCACTCAGAGAGGACCGACCAATGGTTGCTACACTTTCTTTTGACGATTTCCTAGCTACTGTCCAGGCTGAAGAGAATTTCCCTGAAGAGCGGGTTACAGCCCGCAATTTTCTTGCTCAGTACCCGCATTGGCAAGCATCTACTACTAAACCTTGGTACGAGCTAGAGTACCGGGGGTGGGCTGTGACCTACAGCAGCGTTGGGTGGGAGTACTCATTCAATGGGATCACCTGCCAAGGTGATTCCTTGGTGGATGCTAAGTTGCGCCACCACGCTAAATATCAAGCGCACTTGGCTTAGTTTAACCCACCGCTTTCCCGCAGACCCCCGGCTTAGCTGGGGGTTTTGTTCTGGGGTCGACCAGGGCTCTCCCCTGCTTTATCACGCTTAAATTGTTGAGGTGAAGTTATGGCTACTGGAATTGAATGGACTAACGAAACCTGGAACCCTACCACGGGATGCAACAAAGTTTCTCCCGGCTGCGCTCATTGCTACGCCGAGGAAATGACCCGACGATTCCCCCATGCCTGGCCAGAGGGGTTTGCTTTCACTCTCAAGCCAGAACGGTTACAGCAGCCTCTGAAGTGGCGAAAGCCTAAGCGGGTGTTTGTCAACTCCATGTCTGACCTGTTTCATAAAGAGATGCCTTTGGACTATCTGAAACAGATTTTTGCCGTCATGGAGTCCACCCCCAGGCATAGCTACCAAGTCTTGACTAAGCGGGCTGAGCGGCTAGCTGAGCTGGCCCCTGGGCTTCCTTGGCCAGACAACGTATGGATGGGTGTATCGGTTGAAAGTCAGGACTACACTAGCCGGATAGACTTTCTGCGAATGGTTCCGGCTGCGGTGCGGTTTTTGTCTTGTGAGCCATTGCTAGGGCCGCTGGAGCTTGACTTAAGTGGCATCCACTGGGTGATCGTTGGTGGCGAGTCTGGCCTAAAGCATAGGCCCATTGATCCGGCCTGGGTCCGATCCATCCGTGACCAGTGCCAAGCTCAGGGAGTCGCGTTTTTCTTTAAGCAGTGGGGTGGCAGGACTAGCAAGGCTAACGGGCGCTTGCTTGACGGACAAGTATGGGAACAATACCCAGCAGCCTAAGCCCACCACCGTCTTCCCGCAGACCCCCAGCGATCGCTGGGGGTTTTGCTTTGGCATTTCTCCGTAGCAAAAACGCTATAGACGTGTTAAAAATACACTTGTGTTTTATTTTTGCTACACGCCTATGCCTGGCATTCGCACTTTATACCCCCGTGGCAGTAAAGAGGACGGTCTAGGCGTATTCCTAGCCAAAATGGGCAAGCACAAGCTTCTCACCCCTGCCCAGGAGATAGAGCTAGGGCGCCAAGTGCAGGAGGGGCTATGGGCGGCGGCAACGGTCCTAAGCGATCGCGATCGCCGTCAGCCACTACAAGAAGATTTTGAACGCCAGCACCGTAGCGAACACGGTGAACTACCAACCCAGGTGGAAATTGACACCTACTTTGACGAGGCACGGCAGCGGTTAATTGATACCTACCGCCAGGGCCACCCGGAGGCGACAGAGGCGGAGATGCGACGCCATTTTGAACGGGTAGCCCGGCAGGGTAAGAAAGCTTGCGACCAGATGGTGATTCGTAACCTGCGCCTAGTAGTGAGTGTGGCCCACAAATATTCCAAGCACGGGCTAGAGCTAGGGGATTTAATCCAGGAGGGCGTCGTTGGATTAGTGCGAGGGGTGGAAAAGTTTGACCCGGCCAAGGGCTATAAATTTTCGACCTATGCCTACTGGTGGATTCGTCAGGCGATCACCCGGGCCATCAGCAACAAGGCAAAGTCGATCCGCCTACCGATCCACGTCGTTGACGTACTCAATAAGGTGCGCCGCTATGGGCATGTTTTCCGGGCTCAGCACGGACGCTACCCAAGCGATCGCGAAGTGGCCGAGCATTTCTCCTCCCGCAATGGTGTCTCCGTCGATGAATGGATGAGGCGGCTACAGCAGTTCAAGGCGATGAATATCGCGCCGACTAGCCTGGACCATGTGGTGGATAACGGCGATCGCGCTAAAAGCACAATCCACGACCTTGTAGGGGGTATCGATGATAGTTCTGTCAGTTTGTTTGGAGATCAGGTTATCGAGGAATTGGGCGCCGCTGTGGTGGGCTTGCCGACCCGGGAGCGGCAGGTGGTGGAGCTAAAGTACGGGCTGCTCAGCGGCACACCCAAATCCCTCAGTGAAGTAGCCAGGGAGATGGATGCACCACTGGCGACGGTACGAACGATCCACGTCAGGGCATTACGACGATTGTCTAGGGAGCGGCGAGGCTTGCGATCGCTGCTCGAAGGACTGGAGTGAACCTCGGTAGAATGGGGAGTAAATTACCCCTCCCCTACCCCATGGCTATTACTACCCTGCGCCCGCTGCGCCCCCGGCGGGCTATTTTATTGCGCAAAGACGCCCAGCTAGGTTTATTTGGCGGTGAGACTGAGGTTAAACCGACAGCGGCGGCCAAGCGTCGGGAGCGAATGCTGCAGCCCAAGGCACCGCCTAAGCCACCCAAGCCCAGCACCAGGGCGACAGCACCCAAAGAGGGTGACACCCGTATCAACCGGGCAGGCAATGAGGAGGTATTGCGGGCAGGGCGGTGGCGATTGGCTAGTAACCCTAAGGTGGTTGCCAAGGATAGGGGAAGCGCTGCGATCGTCCCGGTGGTGGAGGCGGAAAAGCCTATGCCTGAAATGGACGAGGACGCGATCGGCCCGGCTGTGGAAGAACCCATGGTGGAGGCGAAACAAAACGTCAGCGCTGAAGAGGCAATGATGCAGCGCTATGCTGCACCTGATGTCACCTACACCTCAGATGGTCCGACGCAAGGCTTTCCTGGAGGCTACGACGAATCCTTTGCGCGAAAAACCGTTAGAAGCCTCAAGACGCGACTAGATCTTCTGCGTTCGAGCGAAGCGATCGCAAGGCGGAATGCCAAATATTCTCCGAAAGCTTATGCTGAAAGCTATGAAAAGCATCAAAGAACCAAGCAAGCATTTTTGTCAAGCTTGACGCCTTTAGATGACAGGCTAATAGACCTATTGCCGCCAGAAAATACTAAAAGGCAAGTTGAAATAGACAAAAAAATAGTAGAAGAGTGGATGGACTTGAACCCTGTCCGTGTTTCTGCTGACTACGTTCGAGTGCTAGCTGCAATGACTCCCGAGGAAGTCATAAAAAGGAACATGAGATCTGTTCCAAATCAAACCTTGTCTGACGAGTTTGCCAAGTATGCCGTAAGAAGCGGGCTGTATTGGACAGACTCCCGAACGGGAGGCAGCTTTCAGCTAGGGCCAGATTTAACTCGAGAACTTAAGCTAGCCGACAGAGCTAAGCGAATTTTTGGAATCAGTGTGGCGGAAACTCCAGACGACAGGGGGCAGATAAACAAACCTGCCGCCAAACCCAAAAGCCGACGCAAACCAGTAGAACCGGAACCCACCGCCGTCCCCGCCGAGGTGATTGACGATGCACCCAAACCTACCAAGCTAGGCGATCGCATCCGAGCGATCGCCAATGACCTGCGTGACGAAAATGATGAGCAGAAAAAGATCGCGGCCCGCATCCTAGGCGCAGCGGCCCAGATGGCACAGAACTACGACAACTTAGTGGGTGAAGTTGTGGATATGGTGGGCGAGGACTTGGGTGAGGACATCAGAAGCCTTAACCCAGACGCCACCCAGGCGGACGTAGAGATGGTAGCCAGAGACGGCGGCAACGAGCCACCCCCCACCCGACTGGCTGACAAAATGAAGGCGATCGCTAATGACCTGCGCAACGAAACCAACGAGCAGGTTAAGGCAACCGCCCGCATCCTTGACGCTGCCGCCCAAATCGCTCAGAACTACGACAACCTAGTCGATGAAGTGGCGGAGATGGTTGGCGAAGACCTTGAGGCGGGAGGGGGTGCGATCTCGCCTGCTGTGGAGGAACCCATGGTGGAGGCGGAGGAATCCCAGAAAGAAAAATTTGAGCGCATATACAGCCTTAGCACAGGCAAAAGGCTTAGAGCCTTAAATGAACTACCAAACGATGAATGGCAAGCCTATTCAGAATGGGAAAAAAACAAAGGAAATGAGACCGCTTCTCCGCCAGAACCTCAAGAAAAAAGTGAGCCTGTAGCGGAAGAAGAAAAAGACGATCTTTTGTCCGATCCCTTCGCCGCCGACATTTCGCTATCTATGGCGCGACAGGCTCATGCAGGCACCTCTTTTGATCCAGACAAGCGCGGAGAAGATGAGGTCCGCGATTATGTGCAGCATTTACGCGCTGTCCAGAATAGCTTAAACAATATTGCCGAGACTCCAGAACAGCAAGCACTGGCGGCGGCGGAGTTTGATCGCTATCGGCAAGGCTACCAACGTCGCTACACCGACAGCCTAGCCCGCCGTGGTCGGATCGTATCTCCGATGATAGTTGGCCCAGCACGGTTCCCCGTTGACCAGATGGAAAAACGGCGTAGCTCCTACGAGCGATCTATCAATGAACTACTGGAATGGAGCGATCGCGCCCAAAACGCAGCCAAGAAGGCAGTCCTTGCCGCCGCCCCTGGCGGTGACCCGACCGCGCCAATATCCAGCGATGACCCTGACGCTATAAAAAAATTGCAGGCTCAGATTGATGCTGCTGAAAAGCGACAGGCGGCAATGAAGGCTGGCAATAAGATCGTGGTCGATAAGACTCTGACCGATGGTCAGAAACTTGCCAAGTTGATCGAGCTAGGCATTGAAAAATCTGATGCAGAATATGCACTTAGACGAGATGGTACTGACTCTCGCCCATACGGGTTCCAACGCTTTCAATTCTCTAATAACAGCGCCAACATTCGCCGGATGAAGCAGCGGATCGTCACATTAGAAAAAAAGCGTAGTCAATCAACTCGTTCCATCACTGTTGGCGACATCAAAATCACTGACGATGTAGAGGCAAATCGTTTGCGGTTAGTATTCCCTGGTAAACCGTCAAGCGAGGTACGCGACAAGCTAAAGCGATCCGGCTTTAGGTGGTCTCCGAAAGAAGGCGCATGGCAACGGATGAGAAGCAATGACGCTATTTATGCCGCAGAGCAAGCACTAGGGATCAAGCTCACCAAATCCTTGCCCCCTGGCCCCGTCTTCACCCTAATGGGCGCGCCCTATATCTTCGACCCTAACCGCGCCGTCCTACGCAAGGCTGGCACCAGTTGGGAGCAATTTGTGGCTGACCTCAGCAAGGAAGCTGATGACGACCCATGCTGGAAGGGCTACGAGGCTGTAGGTATGAAAAAGAAACGCGGCAAGATGGTTCCGAATTGCGTCCCCATTAACTAACACTCCACCATGAAAACTTTTACCCTTGCAGGCGATCGCTACACCGCGATCGCGTCCCCCCGTGGCATCGTCTTTCGCAAAGCGGCGGACTTTGACACCCGGCTACCGATGGATGCTGAACAGCGGGGCAGCATTGGCGCCGACCTGAATGCCTTGCTGTGTTCGCTAATAGACCTACGCCTATCGCTGCAACTAGCCCACTGGAATGTGAAGGGCATTAATTTCCAGCAATTGCATGAACTTTTCGATAAGTTGCAAAAAAGCCTATTGCCCCACATTGACCTGGTGGCTGAGAATGTAGCCACCCTGGGGATGGTGGTGGTAGGCACTGCGGACGATATCGGCGATCGCACCATCCTGATGCCCTACAGCAATGGCAGCGACCAGTACGCCATCCTAGACGAACTAGCGGACCGCTACGCTTACCTAATCCGCCACATGATGGACTTGGTTGAGGAGCTACTGGCTGATGGCATCCAGGGGATTGCTGACGTACTGATAGGCATCCACATGGACATGGAACGCAACGGCCTTTATTTTCTAGAATCCCATATCCCTAGCGCTAACCTACAGAAGGCAGCCAGGCGATCCATGCTGGAGGAGGGCGCTACCAAGGAACACAACGGCGTCACCTACCGGCTCAATAAAAACCGTCGCTGGGAACGGAGCGATCGAGGCAGTAAGCCAGCCAGGAGCAGAAAGCCAAAGCCTCCCGGTGGTGTAGTGCCCGTCATCGCTATGGATGGCGCTAAAGCAAAAGGTAAGCCGAAAGCAATGCGCTTTGACAGCCGTCCCCCGGGCGGCGCCCAGGCGATGCAGCAGGGCAAGTTAAACGCTAAGGCACAGCGGGCGGCGGCCAAGGTAACGCCCAAAGCATCCCCCGCGAGTAAGCCTGCTAAGGCGAAAGCGGCCCCGGCGGATAAGGTAAAGCCGAAGACGAAAAGAGCTGAGGTAAAGCCGAAGGCAGAGAAAGCCCAGCCAAAGGCAAAAGCGATCGCGTCCTATGGTGAGTTCAAAAACGAAGTTGCTAGGATCTACGACAAGCTCAACACTGAAGAAAACCTAGGCAACATGGTGCCTATCTATCGCATTCGCCGCGAGCTAGGCGATCGCGTCTCCCGTGCGCAATTCAGAGAATGGTTGCTTGACGTGCAAGCGGAGGACAAGATCCAAATGATGGGCGGTGTTACGGAGGGCTCAACCGACGATCAACGAGCCGATGGCATTATGATGCCGGGCGGCAGAATTAGGTTTTACGTCAAAAAGCTAAAGGACTTTGACGGCAACGACGAGGCAGATTCATCTAACGCTCGCCAGCAGCCTAAGCCATCAACGCCGTTGCAACCTAAGGCGAAAACAACGCCCATCAAGTCCTACGACGACTTTAAGAGCGAAGTAGCCAGCACCTATGACAGGCTGAACAAGGACTACAACCTAGGCGGTTTAGTTCCTATCCACCGCATCCGCCGCGAGCTAGGCAACCGTGTCTCACGCAAGCAGTTTGATAACTGGTTGATCGATGTCCAGGTCGACGATCATGTGCAGCTGATGGGCGGCGCCTTGCCCAACGCTACCCAGGCAGACAAAGATGATGCCCTGCAGATAATGGGAAATCTCCGCTTCTACGTCAAAAAGTTGAGAGACTTTGGCGGTAAGCCTTAACTAACGCTTATTTGCAATAAGTAACCCCAGGCTATACTGAGGCTGTCCTCCTTCTTTAGGCACCATGGGCACTCAACAGGACCTCTACAAAATGCTGGCGGAAGGCGGCACCCGCCTTAGGGATACCCGACGCATCCACCAGCAGGCGATCGCAGGCATCGCCGCTCAGCAACAGCAAACCCTATCCGAGCTATCGCGGCTGCGCGATCGCATCGAGTCAGCCGGTATCGGCAACGACCCGGAGGCGGAGGCGCAATACCTGAAATTGCTGGCCACCAAGCGCAAGCTGGAGCAAGTACACCAGATGAACCCGGTGCTCGCCTCCATGCCACCTGTGGCCCTCCAGAAGGCGTTGGACTATGGCTTATTTCTATTGCAGGTCTACAGCGGCGGACGGCTTTCTAAGGCATCTGGCGGCGACATAGAGGCCCATATCCTGCGGCTAAAGCGCTACCGTCACCCGGCAGCAGTAGCCCAAATCAACGCACTGGAGCAATTACTGTGAACCACCCGATCCTTGACGATGGGCTATGCACGCCAGACGGGCGATCGCTAGCCTGGACGGACAATGCCTACCTGCTAACCTGGCCCGGTGAACTGGTCTACGGTGAACCCTTGCCGGTGGCAACCGACCAGCCCGAGCAATTTGAAGACCGTAAGAAAGAGTGGGACTATGACAGCGATCGCGGGCGTCCCCGCCGGCGGGAGAAGCGATCGCCGGTGGATGTACCGGACCAACCGCTGAACCGACTCAGGCGACTACTGAGCAATGGCAGGCCGGAGACGGTTGAACCGGGGCCACGCTTTGCACGACCGGACCAAGCCTCTGCCTTTGCCATGCAGCAGGGCCACCTATCGCGTAGTGCGCTCCTAGACGAGCTAGAATGCCGTGTGCTGCTAGGGGATTGGCCGATGGGTGGTGAGACACCCCTAACCTTCTATGCAGGCGCTCAGACGGTCCTAGATGCCCTGGCGACCGACTTCTTTAATGAACCGATTATCCCGCCGGTGCTATTGAATGCGATCGGGCCTAGGCGGGCGGGGGAGGTGTTAGCGGGCTATATGGGTAGCCCCCATGCCCAGGAGATTGTTAGGCGTTGGCGGGATGGCACCTGGCGCACTATCGACCAACGGCTAGACGAAAAGTTGCAGCTGTGCCAGGAGTCCATGTTCAGTTGGGCGGCGGCGGGGCAAAAGCCTGTCCTATCCCCTGAGGGTGAGCCAGACGCTATCCTTATCCTGGCTAGTGCAGCAACGGCAACGGTCGCGGTTTATCACCTAGCCAACCTGGGGCAAGCGTTGAAGGATTTTCAGAAGAGCGGTAGGGATGCGATCGCGGGGGTGTTAGATGGGTTGGCTGGCGATTAATTAAAACAGGAACGTAATTCCGCCGTCACAGCGCTTATATGCTTTAAGCAATGTGCGCTAACATAAGTCTGTATGAACTCATGTTGAGATAGGCGGGCGCATGGTTACTACGAGTTTTGAAATACGTCCTGAAACAAGGTTTGATGAGCAAGTCATTAAACCATCAGTGATTGGCGACCTTGAGAATTTTTCGGCGGCGATTCTGGAGCGGCAATCACAGGAAAAGGAGCTATTTAAGCCTGGGCTTCATGTGTGTTCATCTTGCGCTGCTGCTGTGTTGGCAAAAATGGGGGATTCAGAGGCTTGGCGGTTTAGAGACCGATCTGTATTAGAACAGTGTGATAGAGAGGGGCACAGCGATCGGGTCGAAGGTGGGCAAGCGATCTTGCACAAAAATCGCCTAATCAGCGACGGCAGAGTTCACCCTAAAATTGCCACCCGGTTTGTTGCTTGCTCAGACAAACACTTGAAAGCGCCTGATGGTCGCCGGGCAAGCTACCGCCACTTGCCCGGTCACGGTGAAAACTGCAGGGCAGACACCGAACACGAAAGAATAACCGATCGATTGAGATCCGTTTTCACCAACGAGCTAAAAGCGCTTTACCCTGACTGTAATATCACCGACCAGCTAAACCTAAAAGCCTCAGACGACCTCAACCAGCGACCGGATATTAAATTCACCATCAAGGGGGATACCCCGTCAGGGCCGGTCGATTTCGCGATCGCCGTCGAAGTGCAGCAGTCTAAAATCGCCTTTGATGCCTGGGAAAATCGCAACCAAGGGCTATTGACTGTTGCTACCCCTGTAGTGTGGGTCTTCAAGCAAAGCAGGTCTGGGGGCTCATTCAAGCCTATTCTAACTTCTATGGTGGAGGGCGACTTGCCTGCCTGGGTTTACCACATTGAAGGTGAGCCCGGCAGTGATGATGGCAACTTGATATTGACGCCCGCAAAAGATGGCTACCCTAATTTTTGGGGTGGGTTCGATACACCGAATCAGCCCAAAGAAAATCTAGTCTGCCAAAACGCTTACCATCGGAGACGCAAAGAGATCGCTGAAACCTATCGGGTTGGAGTATCAGGCAGATCCGAAGTGACTTTGATCGGTGGACTTGCCCAGCTTAGAAGTATTTTGCCAGGGCTAGCTGCGCCCCAATCTGTTCATCCGACACCGGCGGCGCTAGATGCAGCTCCGGCAGAAACCACAACCCCGACGAGGCATTGGAAAGGTGGGTTGGTGTGGTGGGATTTCAGTGTAGGATCTTATGTTGCGCTTGAGGGAGGACTCTATGGAATCCTTGTCCCTAAGCCGCGAGAATGGTGCCTCAGTCAAACATTTCCCAGCCCTGATCCGCTTCTTTATGTGCGATACAAAGGTAGATGCACGTTTCACCCCGCTCTTTTCAATAAATCAGAATCGGAGTTGTCTTCAGGCTTTTATCGGCTGAAGAACGGCAAAGTCATTGAAATTCTTACAGAGTGCCATTCTGAGGCGCAATCAAACGCAGTTACAGCGCATCGGCTCAGTCAGCTTACCTTTTTCGAGAACCCTATAAACGGAATATCTCGGCTTTAACCCGCCTCCCGTCGCCATCTAGCCTCTAACAATTCCCGATAGCCGATCGCATCAATCAGCACCCGTGGCTCATTCTGTAGGTTCCATTCCGCATCATCTAGCCCGGGGCAACGGTAGCGGTAGATCGTCTCGCAGGTGATATTCTTCTCCCGCAGGTATAGGTCCTCCGGGTTGGCGGGGTGGGTAAGGTGAATCAGGCGTTTAACGCTCATCGCCTCACCGGTGGGTTCGCTCAAGGGTAGGGCACCCTCTAGGGGCACCTGAAGCACATTGGCGCCATAGACAACGGTTTGATGGGCGATGATGTCCCCCTGCACCGTGGCACGAATAATCCGCAGCCGTACCGATCGCCGTAGTGACTGCAATTCATCAATCAACTCCCGACGCCGATCGCGATCGTCACCCGCCTCCTCCATCAATTTGATAAACCGCGCCTGGTAGCCTAGTAGCTTATGGTTGGCCCAGGGCGGCACCGGCAGGCACCGGTCTAAGCGAATGCAACGCTTAGGCGTCTCTGGCGGTAGCTCCGGTTGTCGTTGACGGCGGTATGTCTGTACCAGACGATCAATAGACTCGTCTAAAATATGGACGGTGGCATCAAGCTCGACGCTAGCGCCCTGGCCCGCTTTGATGCCTAGCCTATCTAAGGTATTGAAGGCAGACTGTAAATTATCATGGGGGATCGTGATGGCCATAGTAGACTTTTCCCAGGTGGCGGCAGCAGCCTTTAGCGATATGCTGATCCTACGCGATCGCGTCCTGCACGAACGCGAAACCTTCCGCAATGAGTCTGCCAACTGGCAAGAGCTAACCAAGCTCGATGAACCCGCCCTCCAGGACCGGCTGATGCGCTGTGAAATCCTAAACCGCACCGAGGCGTTGATCCGCACCACAGACCTACGCTGTCACCCCCTGGAGGTGCTGAACTGTGATTAATTGGCGTTCCTACCTAGAAGGCGTCCGGGATGCGCTGTGCGCCTTTGATAAGCCTACCGCGTTCGATATTCTGGAACTAGCGATGCGCTTTAACGAGACCGGCGATCGCGCTGACATTTACCAAGCCTGGCGCTCCATGTTTCCCCATTGGCGACCAACACGGGATATGGAGCGTCAAAGCTTCCAGCGTTGGGGCGTCGAATAATGTGGTCCCCCCTTGCCCCCGATGACTTCAGCCAGTTTGAACCGACCGATATTATCGCGTTCCTGGATTGGTTTGAGCGACAGTACGAGGACGCGATCGCGCTTGGCATTGTCGATGGCTATGTGGAGGGGGTAACCGAACCCTATTTGGTGAATATCTCCACCGGCCAACCGATACCGGAGTGGGTAGCGACCGTCCTCAAGGTACGAGAGGTGGCCCAGTGGGCGTACCAACAACAGGAACCGATTGCCGCCCGCCTGCGCCGCAACTTGGCCGCCATCATCCCGGATGACCAGGTGGCAGGCTACGCCGCCCGGTTCAGGGTGACACCGCAGGACATTGCTAACGTCCCCCCGGCGGTGAGGGAAAGCTTTAACCAGGGCGCTCGCTTTTCATTGGACTGGGTGAAACGCCTATCCGATGACGCCCGGGGCATGATGCGCGATGTGCTGGCGGTGGAGTCGCTAAAGAACCGTAACCCCGCCGGGGCCGTACCCATCCTTGAAAACCTATTGCGCCGCGATCTAATCGCCCAGGAGCTAGGCGCTGACCCTAGCGCTGTCACCCCGGCCATGGTGCAGGAGTGGTTGATTAATACCGAGTCACGGTTGTTAAATGCGATCGCGTCCCGGGCGCAGACCATCTCCCGCACCGAATCTATGCGGATGATGAACCTAGGCATCCTGGCCACGCTAGAGGCAAGCGAACAACGGTTGGCCTACGTCATGCCCCACGCGGGCTCCTGCGAGCATTGCCGCCGGTTGATTGACGGTCGCGTTTTTACAATAGAGGTGCTAAAGCGCAACCTATTTGCTAATTTTGGCGTTCGCCCTGATGCTTGGGTAGCCAGCCTACCTCAGCACCCTAACTGTCGCCATTCGGCTGGCAAGATACCGGTTAAATTCAGGCGCAAGCTTGTCAACCTGGACATCCCACCAGAGGGGCTGGTGCTGCAATACTACGGCTTGCCTGGCGGTAAAACATCCATGGATGCCTTGGAACTGCCAGAGGTGGAATGGCTAGAGCCCTAGCTAAGTCCCAGGATCGTCAGCCTGTCTTGATCGTAATCCTCTAATACTAGAACGCACTCCGCTCCATTGCAGATGAAGTTGAGCGTGATCTGGGTATCTACATGACTCTTTAGCCATCGGGCTGCCACCGCCCCGCAGGCGCCATCCACGCCCTTAAAACGCAAGCGATCGCCATCGCTGACAATGTACAGCGCATTTTCTCCGGGAACATACCGAAAACTTTTGAGCGTCATGTGCATGGCTAGCCCCTTCTCCGTGAAATCACTAGATTATTGCATATTTGCTTGACCATTGCTTATTTGCAATATACTATTTGAAATGTGAGCCACGGGGTTCACGACACTCAAAAGACCACTCAAAAGACCACGGAGAAGACTATGAAAAGCTTTATTGTTGCCACCCTGATCGCTACCCTGCTCCCCACCGCTGCCATGGCCACCACCGGGATGCCCGGGCGAGGCGGGGATGGGCACTGCCCCATCAAGGAGTTGGCCACAGACCCCGACTGCGCCCGCGAGGGCGCCCAATGGCGGGGCACTGGCCGGGAGCAAGCCAAGTCTAAGCGGGACGAATTCCCCCAGTGCCGAGCTAGCGGTGGCGGTCAGCAGACCGTCTACACCTGCAAGGGTAACCCCCGCAATGAGTTCCCTGGCGATCGCCCCCGGCAACCCCGCCACCTTGGCTAATTGACTGACCCTTTGGGGCTGGCTTCGGCTGGCCCCCATTTCGTTTATTTAGGAGAACCAGGCAACTATGGCAGACATTGATCCAAATTTGGCGATCGCACTCGCGTTAGAGGAGATCGCGGCATCCTTGAAGGCGATTGCGCTATCGGCAATACCCAAAAGTACTCAGCCCCTAGGCTTCCAGGCGGACGCCGGGCGGCCAGAGTTTATCTTTGCCAACCTTGTCAAAGGGAATGGCGATGGCTGGTATCGGCTACTGGAAAATAACCAACAGGAAACCATGCCCCCTGCGTTCTGGGGTTTGGTGAAGGATTTGCGGTTTGTCCAGCGGGAACGGCGAGGCGAAGACGTTACCAAACTCGACTTGGTGATGGAGGGTGAAGACGGCAAGACTTATATTTTCGAGTCTGGCGCCCAGTCATTTTTTAGCCGCTCCCTACTGACCGCCTTAAGCCTATGCCCTGTAGCTGACTTACAGCAACCCATTCGATTGTTTAGCTACATTTCAGAGCTACAGACCGGCGACAAAACTCTAAACGTCAGCATCACCTCGCAATCCGGCAAGCTCCAGGCTAGCTGGAAGGCGGATGACGACTGGCGGGCGATCGCTACCGAGGCAAAAACCAGGGTTTACAAAGCCTTGGGCAAAGAAGCGCCAGCACCGGAACCCACCACCCAACCAGCGGCACCGCCACCAACCCGCAATAGTCCCCCGGCAGGTAATCCACCTGGCGGAGCCCGCGATCGCATTGCCCAACGTGCCAACGCTAAGCCCGTCGCCGCTAAAGTGACAGACTCGCGGGCGGCAACTGATTGGGATGAAGAGATACCGTTCTAGGAGTAGTTATGAACCAACCTATTCAGCTATCGACTGAGGCAGAGTTTGCGATCGCCCAATTTCAGCGATCGCTAGAAAGCCTGGAGTTTACCCGGGAAAACTTCAACGAACTCAAGACCATCGCCCTTGGCTTAAAGCGTCTGGAGGCGGCCCAACGGGCGTTTCTGGTAGCTCAGGTAAAAGAGTCCTGGGGGAGGCCATTATGACCAACCTCAACCGCCTAGTTGACTTAATGCGACAAGCCCGACAGCGGGCAGTATCGGAGCGATCGCTAGTCATGCCCACTAGCTACTCATCGCGCCGTGGCGTTTCCCATGCTTTTCTCTGTTTGAACTGCAAGTTCTACAACCCTACCACCCAAGCTTACTTGCGGTGTGCGGTTCACCCTGAAGGGCCGAAGAGCGATACCTTCTGCACTGACAAGGAGGAGCGATGAGGAGACTGTTATTGCTCGACCACACCGCCCTGGTGCAGCACCGGAATGGCCCCGGTGTCTACATCAACAACCGGGACAATATGACATTGGTTCCAGGCATTCTAGGCGCCCTGGAGCCCTACGTTGACAGGAACTACAACGTCGCCATCTGTAGCAACCAGGGCGGCGTCGAGAAAGGCCACCTAGCGTTCGGTGCTTGCCAAAACCTATTCGGTGAAATGTTCAAGCTGTCCAACTATTGGGTTCAGGCCATTTGGTTTTGCCCCCTAGCCCGGGGCAGCACCGGCAGTTATGCCATTCAAATGACGATGCCCTACGAACCCAAGACCTATACCAAATGCCAAAAGTATGCCACCACCGGCTACCGGATGCCCCAGGCGGGCATGATTTTGGCCGCCATGGACTGGTTTGGGGTAACGCCTGAGCAGACCACCATGGTGGGCTTACAGCCGGAGGCTTACTATGCCGCCGCTGATGCAGGCGTCAAAAAGTTTGTCCACAGTTCGTACTTTGTTGAAAAAGCGGGAGTATTGCAATGAAATTTACAGTAGATGCGGGTGATCTGGCAGAGGCGATCGCGCTGTGCGATCGCGCTATCCCTAAGCGCCCTAGCCGCCCTATCCTGGGCCACATGCTAATGCAGCTAGACAATGGCAGCCTTACCCTAAAAGGGTTTGACGAGGCGCTAGGGATTAGCTTCTCGTTGCCAGTGGATATGGAGCAATCCGGTGATTGTTGCATATCCCCAACCTACCTAAAGCCCATCCTGGAGCGCCTATCCGGGCAGGTGGCCTTAGACCTGCAATACCCTGTCCTGGTGCTAACCACCCTGGGCGCCGAGTACCGGATTAACACCCTCCTGGCTGAGGACTACCCCAACTTGCCCGAGGTGGACGGTACCCCGGTGGAGTTGTCTATCTCGTCAGAGGAACTACGAGCCGCGATCGCGGCTACGGTGTTCTGCGCCAGTACTGACGAAAGCAAGCAGGTACTTACCGGCGTTCACTTCTCCGTTACCCCCGGCGAAGGGGGGGAGGCAGGGGTGATGGAGTTAGCGGCCACCGATGGCCATCGGATGATCGCCTACCCGCTACCCGGTAGCGTTGTCATCCCCGATGACTATCGCCCCGTCACCCTGCCCGGGAAGAGCCTGCGGGAACTGCTAACCGTCCTGAAGGGCGAGGGTGCCGTCAAGCTGACGTTTGATGACGTGTCTGTGCGTGCCCTATGCGGGGACACCGAGCTCTATAGCCGGGTTATCGAGGGGCAATACCCCAACTACCGGCAGCTATTCCCCAAGGTGTTCTCTAAGGTGGCGACCTGCGATCGCAAGCCATTCTTAGCCGCCCTCGATCGCACCTTGGTGGTGGCCGGTGAAAACAAGGACATCGTTAAGCTGGAGTTTGACACCACTGGGCTGGTGATGAGTGCAGAGGCAAAAGAAGCGGCCAAAGCTCAGGAACATGTCGAGGGCGTAACCTGTAGCGAACCCATCACCCTAGCGGGGAACGGTAAGTACATCAAGGAGGCGCTAACCAATGCGATCGTGGGTGAAACCTTCACTATGGAAATGAATAAGCCAGAAAGCCCAGTGGTTTTTACAGATGGGTCCCCGGCGACCTATTTAATGATGCCCATTCAGATTAGGGGTTAACCATGGACCTACAGCCCGGTTACGCGATCGCCTATCGTCCATCCACGGAAGAGCCCTGGCAGCAAGCGTCTGTCTTTGCGGTCATTGGCGACAAGGTGATGGTTAAGTTGCCCCTGGGCGGCAACACGTCCAGAATCGTCACGGTGGACATTGACAGTGGTTTGATAGGGCCACCGTTCTGATGCAGGAGTTTTACATAGGCTGGCATCAGCCCGTCAACGGCCTGTCTGGCTGCGGGGATTTTCCCCGGTGCATGGTGTCAGTCAATCGACTTCTAAGGCGTCGCTCTCCCTTCCCGGTTCAGTCCTGGATATTGGATAGCGGCGCTTTTACTCGCATTGCTGGCGGACAAGGGCACCTGCCATTAGAAGACTATGCCAAAGAGATCCGGCGATGGGCAAAAAACGGCAACCTTGTGGCAGCTGTGGCACAGGACTATATGTGTGAACCATTTATCCTTGGCAAGACCGGGCTAACAATCCAAGACCACCAACGGCTAACCATAGAGAACTACGATCGCCTGCTTGCCCTAAATACCGGCGTCTATATCATGCCAGTATTACAGGGCTACTCTCCCGCTGACTACGTTAGACACCTGCACGATTACGGCGATCGCTTGCACCATGGACAATGGGTAGGGGTGGGTTCTGTCTGCAAGCGAAACAGCAACCCTGGGGCAATTGAAGCCGTCTTGATGGCGATTAAGGCGGCCCGCCCCGATCTGAGGTTGCACGGGTTTGGCGTTAAGAAGACCGCCCTAGAATCTTCAATTGTGTGGGACTTACTTTACTCAGCAGACAGCCAAGCCCATAGCTTTGCAGCACGGATGGAGAACCGAAACGCCAATTGCCCAAAGGTTGCGCTTAATTACGCCAAAGGCATCGGCAGCCCCTTGCAGGCATCCATATTTTCAGCGTTCTGATGCCGCACCCAAAACAAAACACCCCGGCCAAATGACGACCGGGGTGTTTTGTTGCTTGGATGACGCTATTCAACCTCAGCCTTCCTAAGAGCTTGCCAAATGTCTTGAAAATCAGTCTCTTCCTCAAGGTTAATAGGCTCGCACTCTTCTAACGCGGCTAAAGCTTGGGCGGCATAATACTCGCCAGAGGCGTAATCGTCAAAGATTTTGATAACAGTAGGGCTTACGTTTTCGGCCATTAACCCAGAATAGGGATTAACGTTTGTGTCAGCATTTAACCGAGAAAAAGCTTGATTGATTTGAGTGGCATAGTCAGCAGCAGTAGCAGTAGTCATAATTGGTAACTCCAAGTGGTTCAACAATTTCAATAGTAAAAGACCTTTATCGTATTGTCAACACTTTTCGATAAATTAGTTAAACCGTCGCGATCGCGTGTCAACCCAACCATTTCTCGAACCTACGCTAAGATAGGCATAGCGTAGGCATAATTTATTTTTTCCTAGTCCGTATCTCCTCCATGGTTCTTCCTCTGGAGGCTATCCTGTCCAAGTCAGCCGATATGGTTGTGGGCGGGGTAGCCTCCAATTTTTTTAGAGATCTTGACGGCGATGCCATTTGCCCGGACGCGATTCAACGCGCTATTCCTGGCTTCATGGCAACCCGTGGCCCGGACGGGCTAAAGGGTGGCCCCATTCGCCTGCACCATGGTTTTTGGGAGCGATTTCTAAAGCAGTCCATCTCTGCCCTTAATATTCCCTACGACCAGCAAGTGGGGCTACTTGCCGCGATCGCGCTCCCCCTGGGCCGGGTGACTGAGATGAGCGTTGATAGCGATGGCACTACGCGTTGGCGGGGTGTTCTATCTGGCGCTAACCCCATCGCCCGGGTGGTGTGGAATATGCTCAAAGAGGGCATGGTTCACCTTGGCGTTAGCGTTGGCGGCAAGATCAACGGTGTACGCCCCGGTAGAGATGCGATCGGGCGGACCTGTAACCTAATTACCGACGTGCGGCTCGATGAGCTCAGCATCACTGACAACCCAGCCAATCGATTAATTGAGTCCGAGACCCCCGACAATGGCGCGTACATTACCGCGCTTGCTAAATCTGTGGGTAATACCATGCTCGCTCAGAAACAACAGCCTTACATCTACCTGAATGGCATCGCCTATACCGCTCACCCTAGCGAGGAACATGGCATTGTCCTACGCAAGGCAGGACGGCGGCGGGCACCCTCCCCGGGCCAGCTAGGCTTGTTTGGTGGGCACAATGAGGGCGATACCAAGGTAGAGGACGGTGTTACCTATCGGCTAAATAGCAATAGCCGGTGGGAGCGGATGGATAAACCCAAGGCCAGCGGTAAGCCGTCTGGCGGGAAGAAGAAGGCGGAAAAGCCTGCGATCGTCCCGGTGGTGGAGGCGGAGAAACGAGCAGAGACACCAGCAAAGGCAAAAGCGGCTAAGCCGAAGGCAAGACGACAAAAGGAGCCAAAACCATATCTAGAAGATCAAAGCCCTTCATTATTGGCGGCAGAGCTAGACAAAATTAAGAATTTTCTGGCATTGGCTGATGCTGGACTTGTAAGCATAACTCCCAGAAAGCGCAAGCAAACCGAGGCTTACCTGAAGCAGGTCAAAGACGCACTTTTTGAAATAACCAAGCCTGACGACGACGCGCCAAGCATGTCTGACAACGATCTCCTGCAGGAGCTAGGCGTAGCAGGCATGTCTGACGACGACCTTATGCGAGAGCTAGGCGTTGAACCCGCCGCCCAGAACCCCGAACCCACCGTTGGCGAAATGCTGGAACAGCAGCAAGCGGAGATAGCTGAGTCGAAACCAGTTATCTCAGGCAGGCAATTTGTCGAAGAGTTTATTTCCGCCTGGAATGACACCCATGGTTCAGAGTGGAACCGCGATGCTGCGGGGTACACAAAGGCCAAAATATGGGACAAAAAAGACGGGGAGATCCGGGTTTACTTTGGCTCCGTTAAGCAGCCATTGGTTTTCAGAAAGCAAGATAATGGCGAATACGTCGCCGCTGTAACCCCTGGTAAGTATGGACTTGACGAACAAATCGCCCCTATCCTTGACGATCTAAATTCACGGTTTTCTACCAAGCCTGAAAGCACTAAGGCTGACCAAGGCTCTGCCGGAACCCAGCAACGAGTATTGATGCAAGAAGACGAAGACGGCGTTGTTGCACCTGCAGGACAACACGAACGTGGCGTCCATATCGTGCGGGAATGGTACGAGTCAGAACCATCTCCCAAGCCCACCGTTGGCGAAATGCTGGAACAGCAGCAAGCCGCGATCGCGGATGAGCCTATGCCTGAGAGTGAGGCGATGGAGGGGGCGGAGGATGGTGCGGCACCCACATGGGAAGACGTGCCTCAACTTTTTGAAAGCGGTGACTACGAAAAAATCCCTCAAGCCCTAGGAGTAGATCCTAGATATGGGCTGTCCCCGAGTCAGGCGTCTAGGTTTCTAAACATCCTTGGAATAAAAGAAGCTAAAGCCAAAAAGATTCTTGGGCAGGGCTACCTAGAGCAAGAGCGAAAAGAATACCCAAGCATTCAACCCGATCCCGATCCTAAACGCTACTACGATCTTGATAAGCTCGTTGACGCCATTAACGAGGCAAAGGCGTTTAAGGGAGTCAAGGCGCTGCAAAAACCTAAGGCAGAGCGCCCTAAGCGCGAACTAAAAGAAGAAGAGCTTACGCTAACGGATAATGACTGGAAGAGGCTAGCCAAGCTAAAAGGCGCCATGCCTTTCTCACCAAATTTTCTAGGTGATGGAGTTGGTGCGGAAACCTACTATTGGGTGCCAAATCATGCAATAAAAGACGCCGAATACCTAAAAAGAAAGTTAGGTTTTTATATAAAGCGCGATTTTAGCTGGAACAGAATAGAAGGCGCCAACTTTGTTATGCGGGAAGACGTCATTGATAATGTACTTGGCTACATTATTAAACCTAAATCCGAGCCCGCCGCCCAGGACCCCGAACCCACTCTCACCAAATCTCTCACCCCCTCACTCCCCATGACTATCGATAACTTCCTCCGCAAAGCCCTGGGTAATCCTGGGCGTGAGTTTGGTTCTGGCTCATGGCGGGATACGGGCATCCCGGCGATGGGCCGTAAAGTTGACGCCAAAAGCCCGCAGCCCAAGGGCGGCAAAAAGGTACAAATGGATGAGTCCGGTAGTGCCCATGCCGGTAAGGGTATCGGTGGCAAACAACCCAAGGCCCATCGCCCCTACTCTTCCGGCGGCATGCCCCCCACCGATGTATTTGGTATCACCATCACCCAACTAACCCGCAACTTGGCCAAAGCCTGCTACATGGACAAAGATGCCTGGGGTAGCCCGGAGACCGTTTCTTTCTTGACCGACAGCGCCAGGGCGATCGCGGGCATGACTGACACCCCGACCGACCCGATGGTGAACTTTGTCCGGTTTTTGCAATACTGCACCCGTTTCGCCCAAGAATTGCCGTTTATGAACGACTACCAGGCGGCGGGGACGGTGAAGGCGATGAATGCCGACCTAACCAAAGCGCTGGACGAATTCGTAGAGAAGATGCCTGAGGAGCTAAAGGGAAAACCTTTGCGCCCTGCCGGTTCACCCGGCGTTGTGGGCATCGACGTTCAGTTTCCCCAACAGTACGTTATTTACTCCTAGCTAGGTAACTAGAAAATGGACCCACAAACCCTACAAGCCTTGATGGGAGTATTCCAACAAGGCTTACAAATTCTGCAATCTGCCCAGGCGGGTGCCGGCGCGCCCCCTACCGCTGGTGCCCCCGCCGCCAATGGTGCCCCCGCCGCCAATGGTGCGCCACCCATGGCCGCCGGTGCCCCTCCCGCCATGGACCCCGACGACGAGGACATGGAAGAGGATGACGAGGACATGGATGCCCCCGATGCCATGGATGCTGATGATGACGAAGACGACATGGACGACAGCGGCATGGGTGGTTCCTCCCTGCACGATCGCGTCAGTCAGCTAGAAAACCACACCGGCCTTAAGAAAAGCGCCCGGGGTGGCTCCTTACTTGATGCCGTCGCTGCCCTCGAAGAAACTATCCTTGGCACCGAATACGAAGGTCCCCTAGTAGATCGCGTCAACCAATTAGAGAAAGCGGCAGGTATCAGCCAACGCGCCCAGGACCAAGCACCGGACGAAATCCCGCTAGAAAACTTGATCAAAAGCGCGATCGAATCCGGCATCCAACAAGCCATGGCAACCCGTGACCCGGAGGCCAACGAAGACCCGGACGCTATCCCCGACCTACGCCAGATGCGCAAAGCAGCCAAGGGCCAGCGTTATGGCAGTCGTAAGGGCGTCGCTGGCGCGATCGTCAGTGATGAGGACCTGGTAAAGAGTGCTGCCAGCCTTGGCTGGGACGGCGATGACCTGGACCGCCCCGTGTCCTTCGGTGATGCGCTGTTGCTGCAATACCATTCACAACAAGCGGGTGAGCCACTGCCATTTTCAGCCGATGAGGCTGACGACGATTAATTTAGCTACGACATAAGGACCCCAAACCATGACAAACGCTGCGCTTACCCGTCGGGCGCTACTGAAATCGCTAGGCATTAGCGATGGCGGTGGTGCCGAGGTTACCCTCCAAACCACGATCGCCTCCGAGGTGATCCCCCTGATCCGGCAACAATGCTTCATGCGGCAGATCGCTGACCGCAGCAAGAGCCTGATCAATATGACCAAGCCCAAGATCCGCATCCCCAAGCTGGTACGCGCCCAAGGTGCCTACAGCGTCAAAGCGGGCCAACCGGCGCCGGAATTTAAGGCACGACTCGACAGCATCGACCTAGTGCCCGAGAAGCTGATGACCTGGCTACCCGTGGACCAGGAAGTATTCGAGGACAGCACTATTCGAGATATTGAAGGGATGCTCAAAGAGGAAATGGCACGGGAATTTGCCCAGGCGGAAGAACTTGCCTTCCTGCTAGGGGATACCACCGTCGACCATGGCCCCGGCGACCCTAAGAATGTTTTTAATGGGTTATTCGCCCAAGCTGGAGCAACGCCCTACACCTACGACGCCTCCCTTGACACCAGCGCTAACGCTGTTGAGGCCGGTACTGTCACCAGCAACCTGGTACGCGCCATGCGCTACCTAGGCATCTACGGACGCAATAAGCGCGACGTAGTGGTGATGGTGGGCCTAGCCTGGGAGGAAGCCCTCCTGCGTAACCGTAGCTTCCAAACCATGAGCAGCTACGCCTATGGCTCTGGCGCTGGTATCTTCACCGGTGAGATCGGACGCCTAGCCGGTGCCCCGGTCATTGCTACCACCTTCCTGGATGCGCAACCCGGTGAAACCTACGGAAAAGCCCTGGTAATGAACCAATCAGCCTTTGCTATTGGGGACTGGCAGCGATTTAACATCAGGGTATACAACGAGATCCTGAGCCAGACAGACCAAACTGCAATCAGGGCAAGGGAACGTTTAGCCTTTACCGTTCGCTACCCTGAAGCTATTGTTGAAATTCTCAACGTTCCGTCTCAACCGTAGTCATGAAACAGTTAACCCTACATAGCGATCGCTTCCCTGGGCTAGGCGCACCGGTTCCACAGGTGCCGGGCGGCAAGCCTGGGGAGAAGGGTTCATTCACCTTTGCGGTGGATGTGCCCTACGAGGTAAGCGATGACACCGCCGCCGCGATCGCTGCCTTGCTTGAGTCCTTCGAGCCGCGCATCCAACGCCATTTCCGCCTATCGCTGGTGGACCTGAGTACGGATGCGGTAGCGATCGCCGCCCCGGTTGAGCCGGAGGCAACACCAGAACCGGTGGCAGAACCCTTTGTCCTATCTACCGATGACCTGGAGTTAATCCAGGTGGAGGTAGAAAAGTTGAAGGGACTAACGATCGCCCAATCGACGCCCATCGTTGAAAATACGGCTCTCAATGAAACCTTGCCGGTTGAACTGCGCCGCGCCTACCTACAGGCGGTAATCGACGCGGATACAAGCAAGGGTGTTGAAAAAAAGGCACAGGAACTCCTTAGCATCCTTAGCTAATGCCTGTCACCTATGGCACCTCGTTCGAGTATCCCTGGTTGGATAATTGGCCCATTGACATACAGTTGTGGGCCAACTCCAACCGGGGACCGGGCGATGAACTCGACCTAACACCGGCTACTATTACCGTCCTGGGGGTAAGTGTCCCCAGGGCATTGACGGTACGCTGGCGGGATGGCAACAATGCGATCGCGGTCAGTAGCACGACGGTAATTAGCATCCGCCATGCCAAACGGGGCGTGGTGCGGGTGGTGCCAGACCAAAGCATCTGGGACAAGATCAAACTTGACCAGGGCTATACGCTGGAGGTAATCGCCTATGGCACCCTTCAGCATAGTGAACCCTTCACCACCGCTACGCCGCCCAAGGCGACTAGCTACTGTGTCAACGGTGCTCTAGTCTATGCCGCCCCTAGGGAGGTGCTAGAGGTGCTAGGAAGCGTCCCTGGCGCATCGGTTCAGATTGCCGTCCCCCTGGTGGGGCTGGACTGGGAACTAAATGCCCTAGGTTACTGGGAGGCGGAACTAGCCGACGACCAGGTGTTGTATGGGCTATGGGTGGATGACCAACACGCTGCCCAGGTGGATTACAAAGACTTGGCTACCCGCTACGAACGGAGCTGGGCCAGGGTAGGCAGCACCCTTTACTACAACGGCCCGGAGAACCTAACGACAACCTACGTGGAAACCGCCTATAGCCGCTATGTACTGCGATGCCTGGAGGAAGCGACGGCTGAAGCAGAGCGCCGCACCGGTAGACGGTTTGCCAAATGGCGATACATCCGTCAGGCGTACAATGGCCTTAGCCGTCAGCGACAGGTCCACCTGCGCGAACGTCCTTTGGTTATTGATGAATTTTTTAGGATAGATGCCCTCAGCTATAGCCGCACCCTATTTAGGCGCTATACCGAAAAGGACTTTAACCCGCTCAATATTCGCAGCAGCGGCGCCCAATTGCTCCACGGCGACGCCGAGACCGGTGTAGTCACCATCAACCAAAATATTTGGGACTATTGGGACTGGGGCTATGCCGTTGGCGCTGATATTGGCATTGGTACGTTTGCTACCCTACCGCCCGGTATGAACAACGTAGAACTTACCTACACCGCCGGGTGGGACAAGATCCCCACCGACATTGCTGAGGCGATCGCCAACATGGCCGCCGTCCGGCAAGCAATTTTCTGGCAACAAGCGCTCACCCAGGGGATGCAGGCGCTTTCGATTGGTTGTGTGAATTTGAACTTTGGACAACTGTTCACCCAGTTTTCACCAAGCTGGCAACTATCGGCCAACTTGATACTAGATAGCTACGCTCGACTTGACCTAGACATTTTGTAAGGAAACGACCATGCCTCTCAATCCCCAAACCTCCCCCTTTCCCCCCATCTCTCAGCCCGAGCAAGGCTGGGAGCATAGCCTACGCAAAAGCCTGGAATACCTACAACCCGGTGAAGGCATCCGCGCCGGGCTAGAGCTAGGCTTGCCGCTCAGTAGCGGTGCGGTAACGACCGGGCTCACCCCTACCCTTACCTCTGGCGTGATCGTCGAGGGCGACAAGATCATTGGCCCCTACGGCCCCAAGGTGACCGCTGCGGCTGCCAAAAACCTGAGCAACAAAAATATCTACTTCGGGCTCCAAGGGCTCACCTACGGCGATACCAACAACGCCGCGCCCCTAGTCAGCGATGTGCTAATCGGTAGCCTTTCTACCGACAATGAAGCCACCGCCTCAATCCTGCACATTGGCCAGCAGTACAACTATGGCGCCTGTCGCTTTGGCGTGCGGGGTGTCGTTAACCTAGCCAAATGCGCCAAGGGTTCAGACGTTACCTTTTTCACCTGGAGCGTCCCTGCTATCGGGCTTAAGAATGTACGGCTGACCTATGCCCATGCCCGAGTCGCGATCGCGGCTACCGCTGGCAATACTACAGGCGACGACTTTCTGTTGAAGGTGAAGCAAGGCGCCGCTAGCGCTGAAACTTTGGTGACCATTGCTGCCGCTTCCTTGGTAACCGCTGGCACCGTCGTTCGAGATGTGGCTGCTAGTGCTGACGCCCTGTCCTGGTACGATGTACCTTCTCTGACCTTCCAGTACAACCAGACCGACACCTCCACCGTGATCGCCGGTGGGGCTATCGAGGTGATGGCTATCCTGGAAATGTTCTAGTCATGCAGCCTAGCCTCGGTTTTACAGAGACACCGCAAGGCATCTTCATTCGCCAGGCGATCGCCGCGATCGCGTCCAATCCAATGGTTGGCACCACTGTCTACCATTGGAAGGCGGTGGAGGCCAAGCAGGCGACCTACAACGAGGCTGGGCAGCCTGACTATTTAGCGCCTGCAAGCGGGTTGTTTGACTCCGGCATCGACTACCGGCCCAACCCAAACAACCCACTGAAGGGCATTTTCTGCAGGCCCAAACAAACGCCATTCCAGGACAAGGGCGGCATCTACTACCAGGGCGAGGCAAGCCTTTACCTGGCGCAAGATCCGGGTGAGGTATTTGTGGTGGTCAACGATCGCCCAAAGCGTCAGGACCGATTTCAGATAGCAGGCGGCATCTATTACGCCACCGCGCCGGTGATGCCGTGCCAGATGGGTGATACCGTTGCCGCCTTTCAAGTTTTTCTATCCCGCGAACGGTTTGGAGTAAAAGAAGATGGGTTATCGCGTTATTGATACCACCGGCGAGATTAAGCAAGGTTCCATCTACCTACCGGTAGCTAAGCTGGTAGCGATCGGGGAGCCGGTGGTGGGTGTGCAGGTAGTCGCCCTCCAGGAGGAGTTAAGCGCTATCTATGGCGATCGCTTCAAGGTAGAAGAAATCACCGCCCCCAAGCCCGCTAAGGAAGCCGCAGCTAAATAATGGCTTACCGCTATGCCATCAACCTGAAGTCTGGCCAGTTTGGGCTGGGCCAGGTGAAGGAGCTGATCCCTGAGATCGCCAAGGTAGCGATCCAGGATGCCTCCGACCTAATTACCACCTACGGCAAAGAGCACCTAAGCGGGGTGCCCTTCAGCAGCCGTACTGGCGGCCATGTCATTCAAAAACGCACCGGACGCGGTGCCGCTAGCGTCCAGGCGGAGTATCCCTACGGTTCTCCCTTTCGCTCTCGCATCTATGCCTCTGCGATGACCCGCTACGCGGACAACCCGGAGGAATGGAACTACCTTGCCATCCTGGAGACAGGCCGGGGTGAGGTGCGCCCTAAGTACACCCCTAGCGCTAAGGCTGGCTATGCGTCCAAAGCACGACTTACGATCCCAGGCGGCAATCATCAGCTTGTCAATGGCGAGAACGGCTTTAGGGGCATTAGTGGCCGTTATTTCTTTGCCAAGACGTTACCGCCAATGGCTGGTAAGTACTGGTTCGAGTCAGCCGTCAACCGGGCGGACCCGGAAATCCAACAGGCGATCGCGGCGGCGGTTCAAGACGTTCTAAAGGAGCATGGCTTCTGATGCTATGGTTTATCGCGATCGCCGCTTTCTTGATCATTCTCCTCTTCGAGATTGCCATCAATGGATAGCAACCTAGCGGGAGGTGAAAGCGCCCTTTTCGGGGAACGGTTCCCCTACCCCTGTGATGGAAAAACCGTCCTACTAGACATTGCCCGACAATTTGCCAAGGACGTTAATGAGGCGGCCATCAAGCGCCTTAAAACAGACCATGGGGATAGTCGCGCTAGCCAATGGCTACCATTGGATGTGACTAGCGCCTATCCGACCGCCCGTCAACACTGCCCGCGCATCGCTATCCTCCGGCTCGGCTCAACCAATAAACCCACCGGGGTGGACTTGGACTGGCATGAAGAGCCCGTACAACTGCCCGGGCGTGGGTTGACGGTTCGTAAATTTTCAGGGCTACTGGTTAACGACCAACTAGAGGCGGCCATCTGTTGTACTAATGAACGCCTACGCGATGACCTGCATATCTGGTTCCAGCAATATTGCCTAGACGCGACGCTGTGGGCACTTCCACAACTGAGGACACTCGGCTTTTATCAACTGAACTGTACTAATGCCGCCGATGACCAGGTGGAGTACCAAGGCACCCAGAGTCAGCCAGGGTTTGAGTTTTACGTGTCCCGCCTAACCTTTGCTGCCACCTACGACCTATCGGTAGTGACTGATGTGGATCAGTTGCAGCACATTTTCAGTTGGGAAAATTTCACCGCCGGTGGCCAATGGTCTGGTGCAGCAGGCGAAGGGTTGAACCAACTTAACGACATCACTCCCCCGGATAGACTCTATGCCGATAACGCTTGAATTATTCGCTAATCAATACCTGTCAGACCATCAACGCGCCGCCGCCCTGGCAACGCTGGCAGACTACACCGAGCCGCGATCGCTAGACGAATGGCGACGGCTATGGCAACGGGCATTACTCACTCCAGTTCAATAGGAAACTCCCATGGCTTCTAGTGTTGTTTTCGGTCGGCCCGTCAGCCGTATTTTGCAACCCGGTGCCTACACCCAGGTGGATGCCTCCGCCCTGGAGTTGGCCCAGGAATTTGCCCCCAATGTTGTTTGTGTGCTAGGTGCAGCCCTAGGTGGCACGCCCCTGACCACCTACGCATTCAAAAATGCTAACCAAGCCCAGCAGGTATTTGGTGCTGGTTCACCCTTGGCTGATGCCATCACCCTTACCTTTCGCGGTGGCGTCAAGGGCGGTGCGCCCCTAGTGCTAGGGGTACGGGCGGACAATTCCGCCAAAGCCTCCGGCACCCTCACCAACAATGGCACCACCCTAGTGGGTGAATTTAAGGACTTTGGCGGCTACGGCAATACCTTCAGTGTTCAGTTTTTACCCGGCTCCATCCAGGGTACCCAGGCGGTGATTGCTGGCACCCAACTCAATGGGACAGCCTATAAGCAGACCATTGACAATGTCCCCTCTGTCTCCCAGTTGCTTGAGCGCTTAAATGCTGAGTCACCGGTATCGGTGCGGGCCACCGCTGGCGGCACCAAGGCAACCCAGACCCTAACGATCGCTACTTCCACCAGTGACGGCAAGGCAACACTGACCGGCGCTAGTGAGATTACCAATGCCGCATTCTTCTACCAATACCCGGCTAGCTTGCGGGTGAATACCACCGACTCGCTCGCCTTCTCCTGGGATGGGACTAACCTAACCCCAACGCCTGCCACCGTGACGGTATCAGCGGCCCTGCCCGCCACTGTCAACGGCACCTACAACGTTGTCCGCAAGGAGAACGTTTACACCCAAGCGGTTACTAACATGGCGGTCACCACCACCGCCTATGGTGCTAATATCTACCGCTTTGCCCTGCCTAGTGGCCAAACCTGGCAGCATGCCACCAACAAAGGTATTATTGGCTCTACCTTTACCATCGCCTCCGGTGACTACGCCGGCACCTATCAGATTGTTCATTACGAATGGGATGGCACCGGCTTAGACCGGGTGCGCACGGTGCAAAAGCTAGACGCTGGCACCATTGCCGCTGGCACCGCCGCTAGTGCGTCCCTAGTGTTCCGGCAAACCCTGGTGGTAGATCCGCCCTCCCAGCCTGCCACTGAAGCGATCGAGACCCAGCTACCCGCCAATGGCATCCTGCAACGGGGTGGCCAATACCTGAGCCTGTCGCTTACCCCCAGCGATCGCGCCGAAGGCCCCCTAACGGTGTTCTACTCCACCCTGCCTGGCGATACCATCCAGGCGGTAGGCATCGAGCTAGCCCGACTAATTAACGAGTCCAATGACTGGAGCGCCTACGCTGTTGCCAGCGCCGCCTACAATGCAGGCACCTACACCAGCACCATCACCCTGACCGCCGTGCCCCCGGGCATCAGCGCCAATGGCTGGAAGACTAATATCCTGGTTAACACCCAGACGACGGTGCTGGTGGCCGCCGGTGGTGTTGCCCTGGCCGGTGGCATTGACCCATTGCCGCCCAGCGGTTCCATTATCCTTAGCGGTGGCTTCGACTCTGTTCCTACCCTGCAACGATGGCTGGAAGCCCTCGATAAGGTGAAATATACGCCCCTGCGCTACTTGGTGCCCGCTGGCGTCACCGATGCAGGCGTCCAAGCGGCCTTTGCCGACCATTGTCGATTGATGTCTACCACCGCCCAACGGCGGGAACGCATCTGCATCCTAGGCCACGCCCTAGGCTGGACTCAATCACAAATCCGGGCCAGGGCGGAAACCTTTAACAGCGAGCGGGTAGTATTTGTCTCCCCCGGACTGCGCATGGCGGACCTGGTGACCGGCAGCCAACGTACCTACTCCTCTGCCTATGCCACTACCGCGATCGTGGCGGGGATGCTAGCGGCTGAAGGGAATGGCGTCTCTGACCCGATTACCCATACCTTCCTAACCAATATCACCGCTGCTGAATTTGAGTACCAACCCGGTAGCACCGAGCTAGATGATGCGATCGTCTCCGGCATTCTAACCATCGAGCGGGACCCTACCCTGGTGCGGGAGTCCCGGGGCTTCCGGGTGACCCGGGCCATTACCACCGCCCGTTCCTCTGTGGTATTTGAGCAAATCTCGATCATCAACCAGAGCGACTACGTGGCTCAGACGGTACGCGACCTGGAGGAAACCCTATTTATCGGCAAGGCGCTAGACGGCACCACCCTGGGGCTTATCCGCGAGGCGGTGAACCTGACTCTAGATCGGCTCAGCGGCCAAGCCATTATCTATGGCTACGACCCTAGCTTTACGGTGGCGACGCTCAACCAAACCAACCGCAGCGCGATCGACGTGACCTACAAGATCTACCCGGCCCCCGCGATCGACTTTATCCTGAACTCGCAAATCCTGGCGCCGGTGCCAGATACCGCCACCGTGGCCGCGTAAGCCTAACCAACCTTATTCACCCCAGGAGGTGTTATTTTGGCCTTCCGTACCCAATACAGCAGGGTTGAAAATTCTGTCCTTGCTAGGGCTGAATACAGCCTTGACATTGCTCTAGTCATCAACGGGTTACGCCTAGGGCGAATCCAGTCGATTTCGATCTCCGCCCAAACCCAGGCAAGACCCGCTATCGAAATTGGCAGCGATCGCGCTGTCGAATTTGTCCCTGGCATCAAACAATACCAAGGGCGAATCAGCTCCATGCTGCTCAAGTATGGCGACTTGATGAAACGCTTGGCATCGGTGTCTGGTGGCATCATCGATCGCACCAGCCGAGCGGCGACCATCACCAACATGCCCGAGTTCGACATTGTGATTGCCCGTCGGGGCAGTGCCGGGGTAGGCGTCCCTCAGCTCTATGCCCCCACCCAAGGCCCCCAGGACCTATCCGGTGGTGGCGGCATCATTGGCACGATCTTTGGTTGTGTGATCAACTCCTGGGAGTGTAATTTCACCGCCCAGGACACCTTGATCATGGAAAACGTGTCCTTCTCAGCGATTGACCAAACCCTAAGCGATGGCGGCGGGTTGATCGCGCTTCCCTAGTTCTTTAATGCGAGTGCAAAATGACGACCGTAACAATGACCGTGACGGGGTTTGAGCGGCTAGGCACCTTAGTCGTTCGACCCCGCACCTTTAACGACTCCATGTTTTTAATTCCTGCTTGCCAGGACCGGTTCATTAACCGTGCCCTGGCGGAGGCAGGCATTGAGGGGGTAGACGCAGGCGACCAGCTACGGTATAACGCCCTGGTGGTAGCGATCGCCCAGGCGGTGATTGTAGAACCAGTCGGGTTTGTGGAGCAGTTGCTAACCTCTACCAATTCAGAGGACTTTCAATTTTTTGGCAAATTTGCTGAGGAGTATTCCGCCTGGTTGGACCAGCAGGTTGAGGATGCCCAAGCAAAAAAATCTGGGACGGTAGCGACAGCGGACGATGGGAAAAAATCTGTTTCATCCTCCGCGATCGCTACCGACTCCTCCCAACTGACCCTCGATGGTTAGCAATGACAGAGGCTCAGGTGATCCTAGAGTATCGGCAAGTGATTGAGCTAGAGCAAGAACGCAATGCCGACGGCAATCCAGACAATAACGAATTCCACGACGATAGCTACCAGCAAGAGCTAAGGGAACTTGGGGTAACGCCTGAGATGCTCGACCAGATGCGTGGGAAATAGCTTTAAGTTGCACCCGCAAGATGCCCCCGTTGTTACCTCCCTCGTAACGACGGGGGCTTTTCTTATTTACGGCCATGGCTGACCAAGAACATAAGTTAGAGTACGTCCTAAACCTAGACCCGAGTGGCTTCATTGAAGGGGCAGAACGCGCCATCAATAAGCAACAGGACCTAGAACGCCATTTCAGCACCGGTGCGCCCTCAGCGGCGGCAGCCTCAGCGGCAGGTGGTGGGGGTTCCTTTGAGCCATTGCCGCGCCCTACCACTGACACCGGTGGGGCATTGCCACCGCCCCCGCAGCCAACCACCGACAGGGGCACCCTAGGCGACTTCCAGCAACGAGTGCAAGCGGTACAGGCGATCGCGCCCAATGCGCCGGACGTGGCCAATATGGCCGCCTCCCGCCTGCAAACCTCGATCCTCCATGCGTCGTTGAAGGACCCGGATAGCGCTAAGGACTATCAAGACCTAATCAACTCCCTGCGGGAACTACGCAATTCATTGCAGGAGGACGGCAAAAAGAAGGACGGCACTAACGACTTGCTTGGCTGGATGAAAAATCTAGCCATCATGCAAACCGCCGTCAACGTAGGCTCATCGGTAGCTGGCAATGCCATGCAGGGCAATATCGGCGCCGCCGCTGGTGGTGCGGTGGGGGCAGGCATCGGCGGACTGCTTGGCATGTTGGGCGGCCCTGCCGGGATGATGACCGGGCTAGGGGTAGGTGCTTCCATCGGTAGCGGCATCGGCGGCATGGTGGATCGCCTTGTCCGAGGCGCTGATCAATCCCTCGCCTACGAAACCCAGATCGCGGACATTAACCAGCGCTTTGGCGTAGGCAACGTTGGCAGGCTGCGTAATTTTGAACTAGGCACCCAGAACGGGTTTAGGGTAGAAGAAACCGCCGGGCTGATTGACCAGCTACGGGAAAACCGAGCCCTGAGTAACCCGGCCATGGCTGGACCCCTGGTAAATACCATCCAGGAGCTTACCCGGGCGCTAGGGCTCAACGTAGAGGCTACCGCCAATATGGCTGGCATCTACTCTCGCACTGGCGGCGAGAAGGGTGCTGAAGGCGTTCGTGGCTACCTATCCGACGTGGTAGGTGGTGCCATCCGCGCCGGGTTCGAGTCCAACATTCAGCAGTACGCTGACATGATGGGTAGCGCCCGCATGCAGGCGGTGCAGCAGACCGGCCAGGGGATGAGCGATCGCGCCTTTGGCTTGCTCCAGGACGTAATGGCAGGGCTAACCGGTGGCAATTCCCGCACCTCCGCCCTGTTTAGGGATAATGTCCAGATGGCTGGGGCGGGCTTGCAAAGCTTCCTGTCCTACGGTGGCACCGCTGACCCCTATAGCACCTCAGCAGCCTACCTGAGGCTAGCAGGCGTCGATGAGGCGGCCCTAGACTCGCGGTTTAATTCACCTGAGCAGATGATGGCCAATGCGCAGCGGGTGCTGCGGATGACCACCAACCGGGTGCAGGGCATCTCCGGGATGGGTGCCGATGAATTTAGGGCGGCGGCGGCTAGTGATCCGAATTTCGTCCAGAACTTAATTGCTGGCAATTCAGGGCTACAGCGGCAAACCTCAACCACACTGCAGGGCATCCTAGGACGACAAGCGACCGCCCAGGACCTCCGCACCTTTGAAGAGCTCGCCAATATCAGCGCTGCCAATGGCGGACGGCTGCCAACCGGCCCGGGCGGTGATGGCGGACGGGTGGAGCAATTGCTAGCCCAGCTACAGGAAAGCCCAGGCGACCAAGCGCGGAAATTAGAGGCGGAGGCGCATAACCTGACCATCAAAGCGATGTCTAACCTCAATGAGGCGTCGCTGAAGATGAAGGAAACCCAGGTGGAGCTATTGAAGCAGCTCAATGGGTTACCCCTTGAAGAGATCGGCGAAGGACTTACGGCAGCCATAGACGGAATACTTAAATTCATTCGTGAGGCGGGACCACAGATCGCCAACCTAGTTAAAGAAGGCATATCCGCCTTCCATAAACTCAGGGATACGATGAATGATTTTAGGAATAGCGCGATCGGTAGGCTGATCTTTGGGGGTGACACCAATTCAAGGGAAATTGGGGAACAGGTTGGCAGCGCCATCTCTAGCCCAGTAGGGCGATCCGCAGCACTTTCTTTTGCCGCCGGATTGCCCGGACCTATTGGCTCCATAGCAACGGCGGCCAATATCGTTCGGACTATCGAGGAGAACCCTGAAGCCATAAGTGTTGAAAATGCGCAGCAAGGCGCTGAGTACATTCGGCGCCATGGACCCTTTGGCGAACCCGCTAGGCGGATAATCCCTAGGGCTTTGAGAAGTGCTACAAACTACATTGGCGGCTTGATTGATGGTGCTTTCAACGACACCCCCGGCAGCGTTACCGCTGGACCTGGCTACAACGTTTTTGAGTTCGCCCCAGGGGATGTTGTCTCCGCCCGCATGGGTGGCACCAGCGGCGGTGCATCTCTGACTGACATCTTCCAGGTGCTTCGAGAGTCCAACCTGATGGATATTCAGGCGTACCAAACCGCCAGCGAACAGCGTAAGCTGCTGCAAGACGTAACCAACGACATCCTGAAGACCGACCTATTGATTCACGTCAACTCTGAAATCAATACCCAGCGGCAATTGCCCAGCATCATTCAAATGATGCAAGCCTTTTTCCCTCAGCTTATTTCAGCGGTGGACTCCGTACGGGAAGCATTGGTGTCAACGCTTAATTCAGTGATGGGTGGAGCAGGCGGTGGTGGTGGTGGGGCCAGTGGCGCTTTTGCTTCCGGGTTGTTCACTGGCCCTAGTCAATTTATCGGCGGCAGCACATCTAACCATATTGACAGCAAATTCAGAACAACCCTGTCCTGGGAGGAAATTGACGGTTATTTCATGCAAATGGCGCAAGCCTACACTGAGCAAGGGCGACGGATAGAATTTAGCAATGATGCTGTTTCTGGGCAGGTTTACGATCCAAGCGCTCCACAAGCTGAACGCATTCGGTTATTGCAACGCGCCGCCGCCGCTCATAGCCATAGTCAACATGAAGGCTGGTACAGCTTTGACTACTTCATCCCTATGGGTAATGATGCCCGCAGCACTGCGCCCGGAAGCAGCTCCGCCGGTGCTGAAATTTACCTGCCTACTGTGCCAGACGGGCGGGTAAATTATGGCACTACAGGGAATTATGGGAACTATGCCAATATCTACGACGAGAACGGCAACTTAATTATTAAAACCGGACATGGGGATAACCGCCGCGATCGCCCCCAAGGCAGGACGTTCCCCAGTCAGCCAGCGGCAGCGGGTGGCGGTGGTGTCAACCTCAGCACTGGCTACGAGTCCCTAGAGCAGCTAAGCGGACAGCTAACCAGCCTAGACCCCCGGTTTAATACCAGTACCCCAGACGGACGGGCCGCACTCGCGATCGCTTTGGCGATCGGCGGGACTGAGGTTTATGGGCGCGGAGCAACAGGCACCGACTTCTTTACTCGACGCGGCGGAACAGGCAACAACATGCTGGGGTTTGCTCAATTTAACCTTGGCTTTCACCGAGCTAACACCGACACCCCAGGCGAATATACCGACTTTCTGGCGGACATCCTGACCGGCGATCGCGCCCAACCGAATGGACGCCAAGGGCGAAACTGGAGCGCCGAACTATCCAGGGCAGTACAGAGCGGGCAAATTGGCAGCGGAGCGGAGCTGCAGCAGTGGCTAAGGCGGAGCGGGCTAGGCGGTAGTAACTGGCAGGGCATTGACGACGGCTGGAGTCGAGTGCCTGGACTACCTGATCGACTGTTTCAAATGCTTCGGAGTGGCGGCGACAACCGCCAAGCCTCCAACAACCGCACTACCAACATCACCGTCAACATCGCCAGCGCCACCGACCCCGCTCGCACTCGGCAGGAGGTAACCAACGCCATCCACGCCGCCCGGCCCTACCTGGACGAATTTGAGCAAACCCGCCAAGGTAGCCGCGATCGCAACCCGCGCAATAGCGGCAACCTATCGCCGGTGTATGGGTAAAGCAAATTTGCAACCCTATCGCCAATCTGCGCGAACCGATAGTATCCTAGAACTAGGGTGGGCATCGTCTAATCAATAGCCCTACAGCTTTCCAGAAAAATGCACCAGCTAGCCCTGTTCAATACCATTGACAATAAGCCAATGGCCGACGATCGCATCCGGTTCTACCGTGGCGACGCGATCGCGGTCCTGAAGCAACGGCTAGCGGCAGGCGATCGCTGGGACTATTGCCTTACCTCCCCTCCCTATTACGGCCAGATAGACTATGGCCACGAAGGGCAACACGGGCTAGAGGATAGCCTAGACGCCTACCTGGATACGTTGCAGCAGGTTTTTAGGCTGGTATACCAGGGGTTAGCCGAGGGCGGGGTGTGCTGGATTGTGATAGGCGATACCAGCAACAACTACAGCCCGATACGCGCCAAGGGACAACGGCGACAAGCAGGAGAATGGCTCTACCGCCGTAGCCTGGAGGACGACTACCGCGAGAAAGAACCCTTACTGGTGCCTATCCGCCTGGCGGAGCGACTACGGGCTGATGGCTGGGTAATGCGGAAGATATTGATCTGGGATAAGGGTCAAAGTAGCCAGGTGGGCAAGGGTGACGCGCCACCGGAAACCCATGAATATGTCCTGATGCTGGGCAAAAGCGGCAAAAACGGGCGGCCGATGCTGAACGCCAAGCCACTGCGATCGTCGGTGTTGGTACATCGCCCCTGTGGCCATCCTAGCCACCCCTGCCCATTCCCTGACTCGTTAGTCCACGAACTATTGTCTAGCGCCACAGTGGCCGGGGCGACGGTGCTAGATCCTTACTTTGGCACCGGCACCACCGGACGGGTAGCGTCCCTGCTTGGCATAAAGTCTATCGGCATTGACCTAGGAGCATAAATGCTAGTCCTTGAAATTACTGAGAACACGGTCCTAAAGCCAGGGCCGGAGCAAGCGATCGCCTACGATAAGGCAGCGACAGTGAATATCGGCAAAAGGCGATCGTTCCCGCTGTTGGCTTATCAGTTATTGCACGGCCATGTGCATTTCACCATCGACCCAAAACGGTTTGACTTGGTGAGCCTGCACCCGAGCGGCAGAAATACTTGGTGGGTATATGCGGGACACGCCAGCGATCCATCAGGGTTTGGTTCAGGCAATGATCCCAAGGATGAACCCCCGACTCGCCGGGACGGCCATCGAATTATCCTACCAGGGTTTGAGAACGACTGCTCCAGTACTCAGCCGATCTCGTCAAAAGCGCCTAACTTCACCTGGGGTGAAGCGCTCCATGTTGCCGCCGATGGTAGCTACCGGCACCCTGAAAATGCCTCCGTGGTGTACGGCATCATTCGGGTGGCGGAGGTGATGCAGGACATTCGGGAGCGGTTTAAGCGGCCCATCAAGATCAACTCTTGGTATCGGGACCCGGCTACTAATGCCCGCGTGGGGGGCGCTCGTTTTTCTACCCACATGAAAGGCCATGCGGTGGACTTTAATATCCCTGGGCTGTCCCTGGCGGACATTTATAACGAGTTGGATCATTGGTGGGGTGGCCAAGGTGGGCTTGCCCGGGGTAATGGGTTTATTCATATCGACTGCCGTGGCAGCCGTGCCCGGTGGGACTACCCTGGGGTTAGGTAGCTATGAAAATTTATACCCTTGCCGGGGTGCCCTATATCCCAGTGGTGACCGCTGGGGGCATTGTCCTAAGGAAAGCGGGACGACGGCACCAAGTGTCGCCAGGGCAGTTAGAGTTATTTGACACCCAACACCAGCAGGGCGAAACCCGCACCAACCAAGCGGGCCACCAGGAGGTGCTGCAAGAGGGGCGGTGGCACCTCGCTAACAGGACTGGACAGCCACAGCAGCAGCCAACAAAGAATCCTGCCACAATGCGATGGCACGTTACAGCGGCAGGAGATTTAATCCGGGAGAAAGGCTTTCAAGTTGGGCTTGGCGGTGGAGCGGGCGGTCCTCTGTCCGGCAAAGGCATTTCAGTTTGGAAAGACAAACAAAAGGCAGATCAATTTCACAAGCAAATGCAAGAACTTGAAGACATAAGGTCTTCGGGTGATCCATTAAAAGCGGCAGAAGCTGCCACCAACCAGCCAATTAGCTTAACTGACGGTATGGCAGGGCTGTGGGCTGGAAAGTTAGGACGCGCACTAGACTCCCGAGAACGTGCAATCATTCATGCTCAGTCGCTACTCAGCCCATACATACCGCCTGACTCGTTCTTTGGAGATGGGCCAAGGAGAAAATTTGAAAATCTCGCCGTCCATGTTTCCTCTGAGTCGCAAGAAAATAGCGATGGATGGGTTAATGATGACGAAGAATTGCATAGTCCTGAAAAGGTAAAGCTGGCACAACCGCAGCAGCCAACGCTCACCATAGAAGGACTCCATGCTCTACGCCAACAAGTTGCCCAGGAGTTAGCTAGTGGATAAATCCCACATCGATCGCGCCTGTCAGTGGTACATCGACAACCGCGACCTCATCCGCACCATGCTACCGCTGGAGTTGCGCCACCCCAATGGCCAAAGCCTTAGCCTATACCCGGCCAATTGGGATATTACCTACTGGGTAACCCGTTGGCAGGAGAACCGGCTAGCTACCAGCGACGCGGAGCAACTTATCTGTGCCCAGTTGCGACCCTTGTTTGACGTGGTGCGCGATCGCCGGGTGAGCCATGGTTAGAACCATTGGCATTTACAATCCCGCTGGCATGGGTGTCACCTCTGGCCATGAGTCCACGGTGCGTTTTGACCTGCGGATTATGACCCGCACCGGGGAGACCGTGGTGGACTTTGGCGAGTTTAAGGACTTGCTCAGCTACAACGACACCCTGAGCGTCGAAAGCCCTGCCGGTAGCTGGAACCTAAAGATGCGATCGCGGCTTGACAATGAAACGCTCCTAAAGCGCATCCATCCAGGCATGGTGATCGAAGTCTACGCCTCTCGCAACCAGGACCCGTTGACCAACGTAGAAGCATTTGTCCCCCAGGACCCGGACACTAACCCGGTGGTATTCCAGACCGCTGATGGCAGTGGCTCTAACTTGAGTGATGCCTACGCGCCTGCCAATGGCCAACCTAAGCCACCCCCTGAGCCCGACTGGGAAGATTACCTAGACAAGGCACCCTACCTACTGATGCGTGGCATTACTAGCGCCTACGGACGGTCCTCAGCGGTAATGGGAGGCGGTGGGGCGGAGACTACCCTAACCTTATCGGGTGAGTCCTACGGCGCCATCTACCGCAATGCCCAAGTACTTACCGACACCAACGCGCCTACGTCCCTAGGGCGATCGCTGGAGGTACGGTTCCAGACCGTTGATGTCAATACTGTCGTTCCCATCTATTACGGCATCCTGCGCCACTGGGTAGAACAATTCTGGTTTGACCCAAGCGACGGGCAAGGTGAAACCGGCTGGGAGGCTAGAACCCGACCAATCCCGATCCCGCCGGACGTATTCGCCAGGATTGCCAACGAGGGCAGCGCCTGGAGTGCGCTTCAGTACCTAACCGTCAATGGCATCTTTCAAATGTTTGTGGACCATACCGGCGCGATCGTGTGGGAAAAGCTACCTTACTCCGGCAAGTGTCAGACGGTGCTGGATTCGGAATACCTGAAATGGAGCGATCGCCCGCTACGCAACTGGGAAGACCTACCCTTTGTCCAGTGTCCATCGTCTAGCATCATCGCCTGGGCGGACAGGCTATCCTGCGATCGCATTGCTAACTATGTTCGTTGTACCCTCCAGGGGCAGATGGGCGCCTCCGCCGGTGATACCGCCATGGATGCAGGCCAGTGCTACAACATGGGCAGCATCAAGCAGTATGGCGGGCCGCGCAAGATGGAAATCGCTATCCCTGCTAGGCTTGCCAATAGCGGTAACAAAGATATTGACATAGAGCGAGACGGACGGGCTAGCACGTTTATGGACCTGATCGCCCTCGAAGTCATCCGCTGGTACGATCGCCCGGTGCAGCGTTGCACCCTATCGGTACGGGGTGAGCCGGGCTGGCGCATTAATACCTGTGTGGAGGTGACAGAGAACTGGCATAACCCCGAGGCGGTGCCAGGACAGTACTTAATCCTTAGCCGTAGCCATAGCATCGAGCTAGCTACTGGCAGCTGGACAACTCAACTAGAATGTATCCGCGATCGGCGCAATCGTTACCTGGGCGCCGGGCTAACCGAAGACCGGGACCAGCTAGGCGGCGAGGGGGAGGTAAACCCAGAACGCGCCTCCGGGCCAGTATCGACCGATGAGGAGCTAGAGGACTTTATCAGCCCCATCGAGCCTGACTTTTACTACTGGTATAACCGCAAGGGCAACAAGATGGAAGCGATCGGCGGGGCGGAAGAGTATAACGCGCTGATTCAGGAGTATTTGCCGGAAGAATGCAAGAGCTAAATCGCTGGTATCGGGTGCTAACCTATGACCCGATCGCTCAGACCTGTGTGCTAGCGCCTGCTAGTCAGCATCAGTCAGGCATCATCTATGACGTACCCATCCTAGCCTGGGGCGGCAATTGGCAGGACCAAAAGCGCGTCCCATTGCAGCTTACCCAACCGGTTGACCCGGGCGCCTGGGGCAGTAGCGACCAGGGGCCACGCTGGGGGGTAGCCTTCCCGGTGCAGCAGGGCGACCTAGCCAAGGTGGAGTACCTAGACGGCGCCGCCGTAGTGACGGGCTTTGCCAAAGGTATTCTTGGTAGCCAAGGACCGGCGATCGCGGCTGAGGAGCAGGGCGAATCCATCGAGGACCGCTTTGACCTATTGCTACCCTCCGGCGCATGGGCGCGATCGCTAGGCGATGGTAGCTGGGTGCTAAGTACTGGCCCGGTGGGTAACCCCGCCGCCCAAATTACCCTAGCCGCTGATGGGACGATCACCCTAAACGGCAGCGCCTTGGTGATCAATACGCCCACTATCACCGTCAATGGCCAGACCAACTTTACTGAGGCAGGGCAGGCGATCAACGGCAAGGAGATCGCGGTGGTTGGTGCTGTTGATAGCGCTGGGCACCCGCTGACGGGCTCTAATCAATAAAAAAGCCCAGCGTTTAGCCGGGCCACTGTCCTCTTTTCCAATCATGCTGCCCCCACTATAGCCGAGGTATTCCATGCTCAAATCATTCCTGATCGGACTACTCAAGACCGTCATCAATACCGATGAATTTCGCGCTGTCATTGCCGATGGCGTCAAAAGCGCGATCGCATCTAGCCGCACCACTGCTAGCTTTGCCGACAAGGCAAACGAGATCGTTGGCGTGACCTCCGTCCGCTATGACGCGCTAGGGCTCAAGGGTAAATTGCTGAAGGGCTACCTGCTGCAATTGCTAAAAGAGCTTGCCAACGAAAGCCCTGCGATCGCGACGGGGTTACGCCATGGTGAGCCTTACCTAAAAGCAGTGCTTGACGGCATCAGCCCGGACGAGATCGCCACCGTCAGCATGTCGTTGTATAGCTTTCTGAAAATCCAGGCGATCAAGGTGGCTAAGGAGCAAGGGTTAGCTGAGTGAGTAAGAGCGATCGCGCCCGTTATGCCAGGGCAAACCATATTTTCTTTCGGCACGTTGGCCAGGAAACCAAGGACGTTTACTTTCGCGTAAACCCCCAGGCGATCCGTGTGCAACAGCAAAGTAAGGGTTCAGTAGTTGATACCCTGGGCGGGTACTTCAGAGAAATTCTGTACTCTGAAGACCCGCAGCGTAATGGGTTGATGCTACCGGACCTGACGATTGAATGTGACACCGGCGCGGGCTACCGCAAGGAGTTACAAAAGCTGGAATGGATATGGCGCAACCACGGCACGCCCAAGGAGGATGGCTCCCCGGCGGATACCTACTTTATGGACATGGCGGACGAGGATACGCTTTGGTTTGATGGGGCAACGCCCACTAACCCGTGGACCGATGGCGGCATTGGTGCAGGGCTCCCCCAGGGGACTGACCCAACGCCGCCCACCAACCCCGGGCTAACCCAGGCGCAACTACAAAAGGCGGTGGACCTAAAGCGGCAGTACAAGAGCAGCATCGCCAAGACCCTCAAGGGTAGTCGCTTTGTACCCCGGTGCTATCGCATTGAAATCCTTAGCTTTGCCTGGGATGAATCGGTGCAAGACCCTTACCGCATTCGGTTTAACTTTCGGTGCAAGATCCTCAAGGATGAATTTTGGCAAGTAGATCAACCCCTGGCTGAAGGCACCGCAGTACAACCGCTCGAAGAATGGACTGATGGCGGCATCGGGCCGACCAAAGCGCCCATTGGCGACAAGGGCAAAATGGTAGAAGAGGCGCTTAAGAAAAGTACCGACTTCCCCCTGAACCCCGCCGCCCAGGTAGCATTGATCCGAACCACCCTAGGCTTGCTGCCTGGCAACGTAGGCGCGATCGTGACGCCCTTAATCAATACGGTGATGGACTCCGTTGGACTAGGGGAAACCCAGATGCTTGCCAATGCCATGGAGCAGGGCTGGAGCGCCTATGACCCCGAGTTAGGGCAACGGCTCTATTGGCGCTCTGAATTTTCAGGTGTTCAGGCCACCCAAAATATGACTGAGCAACTAAAAAATGTTTACCCGGCCCTCCCCGCCTCCGTGCAGGCGGTACTGAGTCAGACGGGGATGCAGGTGGGGCCATGGTCGCCGGCGGCGGTGGATGGGCTATCAGCAGCGGTGCAGACGCTTAGCATTTTGGGAGTCAAAATCTAATGCCCCTCCTTCTCCCTAGCGAATATTCCCCGGAAGCCTTGATGGCCGATATACCTTTGCAACGGGCCGCCGTAAACCAGCTAACCATGCAGGTAGTCGCCCTTGATGAAGGCATCAACCTACCCATCTCGCCCACCGTTGGCCCAACCCGCCAGGGTGTACGCCAGTACGAGGTAGGCACCTTTGAAACGCTCCCCACGATCGCGGCTAAGGTGTACGGTTCCCCCGACCGATGGACTGCGATCGCGGCGGCGAATGGGCTTAGCTATCCGTACATTGTCACCCCTGGCCAGTTGCTAACCCTACCGGAGCTACCCGTCGATGGCTGATGTGATTGAGTCGATCTTTGGCAGCGACATTGCCTTTGATGCTTCGCCCGGGCTAACCGATGCGATCGCCAGTAGCACGGAGACGGACCTAGCCTACCGGGTGGGGGTACTGAGCCTGCGGGAGGAGATCGAGCGGCTATTTATGACCCCCAAAGGTAGCTTTGTCGATGATCCGACCTACGGCATCGACTGGGGGTTAATTGGCACCAACTTTGACCCACGGGTAAGCCTGGGGATGGCCCGACTAGCGGCCCTCAATGCACTCCAACACCCTAGCTTTAGAACCCGCTTTAGGGTGCGGCAACTGGAGACCGACTATAGCTTCCAGACGCCTAATGCTATCTACGTCTACGGACTACTAGAGGTATTTGGCTTTAGCGGTGCCGCATTTCAGTTCGGACCGATCGCCCTTCAACTCATGGGATAGCTATGGCTGACAATGTACGGTTTCTCACCTGGCAGGAAGTATTGGACCAGATGCTATCCTTCCTGCCACCCCAATGGCGTGCCAACTTTACCGGCAAGCTATTTAAGCGCCTCCTGGTGGCCTTCAGCCTATCGATGGAGGGATTATATGGGTTTCTCTCCCACGTGCTGCGGATGAGCATCCTAGCCACCAGTGAAGGGCAGTGGCTCAGGCAATTGGTAGCAGGCTTTGGCATGAGCGCCAATGCGGGCATTGCAGCGGTGGCGGCGGTGCGCTTTGAACGCTACGGGGCGACAACAACCGCGGTTACCATCCCTGTGGGGACGGCGGTACAAACCAGTGGTGGGCTTGTCTTTACCACCAATTCATCGGCAACGCTGGCGATCGCTCAAAGCTCGACCTTGGTAATTTGCACCTGTAGCCAGCCAGGGACGGTGGGCAATGTGGTTGGGGGCAGCATCAACGCGCTGCGATCGCCGATTGTGGGTATTGACAACGTGATAAACCTGGACCCGGCGGTGGGTGGTGCCGACCCGGAGGCGGACGCGTCGATTAAGGCCAGGGTGCCCCAGCATTTAGCAATGTTGCACCGGGCCACCATACCAGCCACCGAGGCGGCAATCCTGGGCCAGCCCGCGTTATTCCCGTCGGTGGTGAGCTTTATCACTGAACGGCGATCGGACCTACCCGGCTACGTGCGAGGGGTGCTAGCCGATGCCAGCGGCGGCGACCTATTTCGCCCAGGCACCTGGCAAACGACGGACCTACCCGGCACCTATTACGTGGTGACCAGTCAAACGCCCCAGGGGTTAATCGAGGCGGGTTGGCCCTGCAAGCGCTTTGGTGTGGTTAGCCAAACCACCGACGGCAGGGAGCAATGGAACCCGTCTGACTCAGCGGTGACCGTCTCCCAGGGTAATTACCGATGGTTCTATGACACCAGTAACAGCCGCCTCTATGCCCGGGGAAATGGCGGCAACTTGAATAGCCTGGAGATGGTGATCTACGCGGGGGTGGTATGGCAGGCGGTGCAGGAGCTAGAAACCAAATGGGTAGCGGCAGGGGTTGGGGTTGATGTGATCGTCCCCACCACCAGCCGGGTTGCCTTTATCCTGTCCTATGCCCTAGAACCTGGCTACACCGCCAGCACCGTAGAGGCTGCCCTGGCCGCTGCGGTCAATAGCTACGTTGGCACCCTGCGGATGGGCCAAACCTTAGAGGTAGAGGCACTCTATGGTGTCCTAGGCGGCGTCCCCGGTGCCGGTGGCATATTGCTGATCTCGCCTGCCACCAACGTGACGGTGGAGCGCGGCTACATTATCCGGGTGGCATCGGTGCAAGTTATCAGACGAGGTTAACCACCGCGAACCCCGTTAAAATAGGCAGTAAATTGCGCTCTTTATCTCCTTCGGGTTCTGCCATTGGCGGAACCCATTTTTATGGCAACCCCTGTTAACCCTGCCTACCAATTAGACGCCTTCCAGGAATTTGAGCGGCACCTACCGCCCACCTGGTTTCGGCAATTGCACCAGCGACAGGGACCGCTTTACCCAGTGGTATGGGCATTGTGTGGCGCGATCGCGGGCGCCCGGGAATCTATCGACTCAGCGCGATCGATGGCGATACCGCAAACCTCAGAAGGCTTTTGGCTATCGCTACACCTGCTAGGGCTAGGGCTAACCCGCCGTAGTGCTGAGAGCGACGCTCAAGCCCGCACCCGATACCGCCTTGAATTTAGCCAGTCTCGCAATACCCGCCAAGGACTCCAGCTATCGCTGACCACCTTCAGTGGACTATCCGCCAATGAGCTACGGCTAGAGACAGCCTTTTCAGAAAGGCGCTACGGTGAATTATCCTTAGTCGTTGATACCACCGACCCGTGGTTTGATATTGATTGGTGGTGGCTAGAGGATCTATTTACTAAGCGCGTTGCCAATGGCATCAACTACAAAGCATCTATAACCGCCCAGGGGCTAGAGACGGTCGCCCTGCCGCCCTGGGACTATTACACCCGTTTCCCTACCTCCACGGACCTATTAGCGCCCTTTTGGCAGCGACCCGCCTTCATTAATGAGCTGCGCATCATTGACAGTGACTTGTTGCTCGAAGAGGTAGTTAGCCTTTCGCTAGGTAGCTATAGCCTACCGGCTAGCGCTGATGCCCTGGACCTACCCGCCAGTGCCGATAGCTACGACCTGCCGGTGACCATCACCGCGATCGCGCTCACCCCGACCGCTATCAGCAATAGTCCCTTCTCTCGTAATGTGCTGGGCTTCATTTGCCGCACCAATTGGAATAACCATAGCCTGCGGTTAGCGGAGCTATGGCGCAACCTAGCCTATACCCAACAGCCGGGGCAACCCTTTTTCTATGTCGGTGAGGATAACGATTGTTCTCACCTAGTGGTTGATACCATCACCCTACCGACGCCTCCCTTTGTGGGCGATACCGCTGATGACCTATTTGGTTACGGGCCATGGCGATTGGCGCTAGGCAATAGCACCGCGGTAGCAACCACTATCACAAGCCCGATCGCGACTTTACCCCTAGCTGGACAATGGTGGACCGATGGCGACGTGGAGGAGCGATCGCCGACACCAATCATCGAGGCGGGTGTCCGTTACTTGATGCTGGAATTTTTGTTGCCTAAGACCAGCACCGGGACAACCATTCGACAGTTAGAACTACTCCTAGGCTATGACCAAACTAACTATGACGTCGTACTGGACTGGAGTTTGCCAAGTAGTGCAGATGAATGGCTAGTGTCCCTCGAAAACCAATGGTTTCTGACAGCCGGCGAGGACAATGATGCCTTGACGCCTAACCTGCCTAGCCGTAGCAGCATCCATTACCGCACTGTCAACTTGACGGTGCCACCTGATGTGAATACAGCCTTTTTATTGTTGCTGGAGTATAGCCCGTGAGCCTGAATGTTTACCGTCATGCCCGGGACTTAGCGATCCTTTGGCTGGGGCAGCAGTCTGATACCGATAGCCGGGTGCCGACCGCCGAGGAATTGGCGGCGACCGAGGATATTATCCGCAGCCATGTCAGTGCTACCCGGCGATCGCGTCCCAATGGGTTACTGAACCGTCCTACCTTCACTGGCGGCAGCCAGACGGTGACCCTATCCTCCCTATCGCCTTGGCTCCATAGCCACCCTGGGTTAGCTACTATCCCATCGACGGCGGTGGAGCTACCACCTTTAACCAGTGGCGCTGTTGTCAACCGCTACGACTACCTTTACCTGGTGGCCATGGCGGTACAGGTGGGCGCCGCCCAGGATGCTAACGTAGCGCTTACGTTTCAATGGCGCAGCGGCAACCTATTGCAGTCAGTCACCCGTGAAAATACGGCACGACTGCGTTCTGTCTATGGCATTTGGGTATCCCAGGGGGAGATGAGTGCCGCTGCGATCGCAACGGCGATCGGCAACAGCATTGCTGTCTCCACCTCAGCACCGCTTATCTATGGCAACAGTCGCCTTTACCTGAGTGATACCGCCCTGGCTGATGGCGTCACCTACGCTATCAATGGCACGCCGGAGGTAATTAGCCTATTGCGAGCATGGCGGGTACAGGGCAATACCATTGACGGATGGCAATGGGGGCCAACGGAGCAACCGCTCGAGGCCGCCATTCACTTGCAGCCAACCTATCGCTATGTGGGCGACGGGTGGGACAATTGGCGCGATCGCTTGCAAGAAAGCGTCTATCGACTAATGCGCGGTGAACCCTTGCAGAACGCACCAACCCAGGCAAGAGGTGTTTATAACTTGCTCAACGGGCAAGTGGGCAGCAATACGGCAGCGCCAGGGGTGGCAACCACCTCCCCCAATGGCTCGACGATGCTGGCCAATGAGCAGCGCATTACCTTCACCAATGAGGCGATCATTCAGACCACCTACGCGATCGCGCTAACCACGACCAGTGATGGCAGCAGCCCAGCTAAGGCACAGGCGACCATTAACTTTGCTGGCAATTCACCCACCGGGGCCACCTTTGCCAGTAGCGGCCATGCCATCTTTGATGGCACCGGCGCTAATATCAGCGCCAATGGCAGCTTTACCGGCGGTGGTGGCACCGCCGCCCTAACCTGGACGGCAACGACAGCCGGCACACCTGCAGTTGGCACAACGCTTTACTTGGTTCCCGCCATCTCCTACCCAGCAGGTTCAGGGTTACCCATCTGTGGAGCAATTGAAAAAGTCTACCTAAATGGCACCGCCCTGAGCCCTGCCAACGTGCGGGAGGCAGACATTACCGGCTATACCAACCCGGCAGCGGCGGAAAGCTACATTGTGGTGATGAACCGCAACAATGCAGCCGTTCAGTGGATTTACCGCAAATTTACAGTTACCTCCAGCGGCTCCGGCATCGTCACCCTACCCAGTGGCGCCCGGGGTGAAATCGCCTGGATTAGTGGCACCAATGCCCCCACGACGCGCCAGGATGCGCCGGTCATCACCGGGCTAGCCAATAGCAGCGAGTATTCTATCCTGTGCTACCACGCACCGCCCGCTAGTGAGCAATGGCAATTTCAGCTATTGTCTCCCGCCTATGCTGGCACCTTAGATCGGGCTTGGCTGAATGGCGCACGGGTGACGACGGCCCCCATGGCGATCGCTCACTCGCTTGGCGGTGGCACCACCTTTAACCCCCCTAGCCGCCCATTGCCGGACGGAGAGGTGCTGGGCCATTGTGTCGCGTGGCGGTTGCCGCGCAATAGTGAAGCGTTAGCGGTGGCTGACCATACCCTTAATGCTGAAATTAACCTGGGTGGGTTATTTAGCCGCAATGCGCCCTTTGTTGTTTTCCCCGTCTCTACGCCAGAGGCAGGTTTAGCTGGGCTACGGCCCGGGCAGGTGGTAAGCGTCACCAACTTAGTTGCCACCTACCCGCGATCTATGGCGGCAACGCTAACTGCCAGAGGCACTGCGATCGGGGTATTTAAGCCAACCCTTAGCAATAGCAAGGCGTACCAATTGGTGATCTTTTGCGGGTTAGAAAAGGACGGCGACCATCGGTTTTTGGTGCTTACCTTCAACGGTAGCGGCAACAGCCTAGCGGCAAGCACCGATAGCACTGGCTATGCCGGGATTGATGTTTTTAGGTATTACTAATGGCCACATACACTGTCGAAAATGGTTACAAAAAGCTGGTCCTGGACGATGCGTCCAAGGTGGATGTTGTCGCTCCCTTGTCGCTCGACGAAGGACAATTTGTCCGACTTATCCCAGCTCAGCTAACGGTCCTCAACAATATCAAGACCGGCGTTGATACCCTCAACGCGGCAACCGGTGCCAACGATGCCCAGCTTGTCCTTAATGCTGAAGACCTGGCGATCGCCTACACCTACAACGACCCTGGCACCGCCAACCAACGCATTGCCACCGTCGTCTATACCAGCACCAGTGCGGGGCATACGGTGACCGATACCTACGCCTATGCCGGTAGTGCCCCCAACTATTACCTGACCTCTATCACCCGAGTAACCACCTAACCATGGCTTTTAACTTTGGGGATATTCCCCTAATCCTGCAAGAACTACGGCGTTATTTCGCTAGCAAAGCCCAGGGGACACTGGCCGATAGTGCTCTCCAACCCGGCGCGATCGGCTCTACCGTTCAAGGCTATGATGCGGACCTCGCCGCCGTTGCCGCTATCACCACCACCGGAGGCATTAAACGCACCGGCGCTAATACTTGGACCACGTTCCCCCTCACCAATGCCGGGGAGGCGGTGACAGGGGCCGCTGATGCCGCCGCCCAACGGACCGCCCTGGGGTTAACTATTGGCTCTAATGTTCAAGCCTGGGATGCGGACCTGGATGCGATCGCTGCCATCTCAGCCACCGGACCCATAGAACGGACTGGGGCAGGTACTTGGGCGGTCAGCGATCGGGTGAGGTTGTTTGGGGGTAATGGGCAGGGCGCCAATACAGACTTTAGTACTACTGGTAATACAACCCTTGGTGACGGGTTGTATTATTTTCGCGATTTCACCGTCAATACGGGCCACACCGTTACCATTAGCCGATTTGCTCGCATCTATTGCAGTGGCACCTTTACGGTACAAAGTGGAGCGACTATTACAGTTACTCAAGCAGCAAGGGCTCAAGGTGCTGGCCACGGCATGAGTGGCGCAGATCAACGCATTTTAGAAATTGGCAACCTGGGAGGCGTTGGAGCTATTTACAACCCGTTTGTGTTTCCCTTTGGTTCACCGGGTGCTGGTGGTTCGTGTCGGACAGAGCCCGGCGGCGTTATTCAAAACGTTCCTCAAGGCGGCGATGGAGGTGGCGCTATTTGGGTAGAAGCCAACGGCGCTATTTCAATAAGTGGCACTATTACAGCGATCGGCGACAATGGCAGTGCGGCAAATAGCCCTAGCGGCAATTACATTTCAACTGGTGGCGGTGGAGGCAGCGGCGGGGCTATTATGCTGACCAGTCTTGCCAGTATTACTATCGCCTCCACCGCCACCCTATCAGTCAGGGGCGGCAATGGTGCAAATGGTACGGCGGGAGGTATAGCTAACGCCCGTGGCTATGGCGGCAGTGGTGGCGGCGGTGGATGGGTATGGCTAACCGCACCTACTGTAACAACGACAGGTGCCACCATTACCCTATCCGGCGGCACCGTCGGCTCCCAAGGTAGCACCGGCGGAACTGCTACGACCACGGAAGGAATCGCCTGGGGTGGATCATTCGCAGGAGCAGGTGGGACGGGTGCCATTGGAGCATCCGGCGGATCAGGCACCCTGGTTACTCGCACCTATAAGGCGGTGGCATAATGTTTTTCTTCATTGACCAAGACAATCAAATTGTTGGCTATTGCAACGACGAAAGCGTCGGCACTCCCTCCGGCTTTACCTTAGTCGAAGGGCCAGACGCTAGCCGCGACGACCTCTATTACGACGGCACCGCCATTCAGCTAAAGCCCGATCGCCCCAGCGATACCGCCTATTGGGACAACACCACCAACACCTGGCAGGAGCCACCCCCGCCTCCACCCGCGCCAGTGCTGCCCAACTGGGGCAACCTCGCCGATCGCTTGGTGGCTGACATCGACATCCTCGCCATCTTGGCCACTAACCCGTTATTCCCTGCCTTGGTGGGCCGCCTGCAAACCCTGCGCAATGGTGGCGCCATGGGTGACCCGGAACCTTTGATAGCGCTCTGGAACCACCAGTCCTATAGCTTCACTGAGGCACAGCTAGATACCCTCAACCTGATGGCCGAAGAGGAGCATATCCCGCTAGCGATCACGCCGGAGGGGACGTTAGCGGCTACGTCTTGAAGTAGCGCCAAGTGCCGATCGCACCCCCCGCGATCGCGGCTAGGCCAGCGGCAAGCATAATTACATCCCCAGCGCGAATTTGCGCCAGTATCACTAAAAAGACCCCATAGCCTAGGCTGTGGGGTCTTTGCTTTGACCATTCAAAAGCCGCCTGGATGGCGGCCAACACCCGCATTAAAGTCATTGAGCAAGCGACCTAGGAGAACTGCCTGTCATACTAGCATTATTGCTACTGGCTAGCAGGCGACCGTAGAAATGGGTGCCGTGGAAGAAGGCTTCTGGCCCCACCACGTTCAGCCAAACTGGAAAGGCGCTAATCGCCCAGAGCGATGGCACGCCAAAAGCAAGCATCGACGTTCTCAGGTTGTACGAGTACGCCCAGAAGCCGCCATAACCCAGGGCCAGTACCACCGCTATAGTAACCACGGTCCCCAAGGACCGGCTGACCACGTTGTCCGAGCTGAGCCGCTTGATTTCGCCATAGGCCAGCGGTAGCCCCTGGGGGTGGAAGGCAATGCCACTGATCACCAAGCACAGCAAGTCAGTCGCGATCGCACTACCGTAGCGAGCGATCATCCCCTCCATGCCCGCCCGGGCGGCCACTGGGGTAAAGTCTACCGTCGCCGCCGCCTTGGCGACTGCACCAATCCCCACTGCCGAATAGTGGATATTGGTGGCCATCAACAGGGCAGCGATCGCCAGGGCGCCGTAGTTCAGGCTACGGCTAATCATTGGGTTGCGGCCTATCGCGGTCATGATTTTACGTCCTTTATCAACGAAATAATCCGGTTATACTTTTCAGTCCCTTTGGACTGACCAAACACCACAGTGACGATCTTGTTTTGACTAACCCCTGCTGTTATCGCCCGCTCCACCCAAACAGACGCATTAACCAACGCCTTGCGATCGCGATAATTAGTAACCTGAGCAGGCGGTAAATGCACTGGAAAAAAGCATTTGTTTTGCTCCAACCATTCGTTAGGCGGTAGTGTTTCCACCTCACTACAACCGGTTGCTCCACCGGTTGTACAACCAGTTGCTACAACCGGTTGTAATGCTGGTTGCACCAAGGTTTCAGGGGCATGTGAGGGGGTAGGCTCAGGGGCGGTTGCAGGTGAGTCTATGCCTACCCAGGGGTAACGCTCGATCGCTTCTATTTCTTCTTTTGAATACTTACGATCTAACTCATCCCAAAATTGCTTAGACGCCGTTGCCCGCACTGGCGGCTTCTCCACTTCAACCCTAGCAGTAGCCATGGCTGGACTTGCTAGCCAGGGTGAACCCTCCCCGCCTGTTCTCGCCACCAATTCCAGCTGCTCCCGCTCGTTGTCCCATTGCGCAAGCTTAGCGGCGCCAACACCTAGAGCAAGGAAGAAAAAGAAAGCGATCGCGTTACCCATATGCACCCTCCAACCCTTAACTACCGGCAATCACCGCCACCAACACACCGAAAAACAATCCGGCAATAATCATTACCCCGCCGCCCTCGCCTGCCGTCTGGCTGACGGTGATATTAGGGTTTGACTCAACGTAGATATGCTGTGGCTGTTGGGGCTGCTGCTGTTGGGCCATCATGGCCGCCAACAACGCATCAGAACGCTGTTGCTGTTGAGCCATTAACGCCATCATCTCAGAGACACCTGTAGGTGCCTCCTGAGGGCGTTGGGCGGCCTGGACGATAGCTAGGACATCAGCGGCGGTTAAGCCGCCTTCCTGGGCCGCAGAAGCGCCGGGAGTGCCGTGGTAATGGTTGTGGGTTTCATTGTGAACATTAACCACCATGACTGGCAGCCCTGCCTCTTTGCACAGCCGCACAAAGTCAGGCGGATCGTGAGTGATCGCATCCTGCAGGGTAGCCAAGTTATCAGGGCGACGCTGCACGGGCGGCAATGCCTCCCACGCATGGCGCGCGATCGCCGCCTTTTGTCGTGGGTCAGCAAGCGCGATCGCTCTCACATCAACGGTTTCCATTCTTCGCCTCCTTCTGCTTGGTGCGAGACATGGCGACAAGTGCCGCCACCGTGAGCCCAGCGCCAGCGGCCAGAATGCCAGGATCTAACACCGGCCCTGCCATTGGCGTATCAACCGCTGTAGTGCCCTGGGGAATACCTAGCACCTCCGCCTGGCGAGGTTCTTGCCCGGCGCAGTAGGTTGCACCATCTACCTGCACGTGGCTATCGCACTCGCGTAATTTCCGTTGCTCAATGTCTATTGCGGACAGGCACTCACTGGTCGTGCCGTCCTCGTATTCAAACTCCGTGCATTGGTTATCTTCCATCGGTCTTTTGAGTGGTGGTTAGGAAAGGCGATCGCATAACGAAGGCGCTACGCGATCGCCTGGAGCAGTCATTCAGCCTTGCAATCCACCGATGAGGCGGAGGAAGGGCTCAAAGTTGCCTTGCTTGGCTGCCAAGACAACGCGGGCAGTGGTTCTAGGTCCAGGGCCACTGCCGCCGTGGACTTTGGGAGCGTTTCCAATTCCTCCTGAAGCAACTGCGCTGTGCGCCCCCACATCAGCTGTCCGCTCATAGCAGCGGCCAAAAACTGAGCGTTCTGATGGGCCACCCGGTCAATAGCCGCGATCGCGGCCTCCTGGATGCCTGCAGCATGGTCCCGCTGTTCTTTTAGCGCTAGCTGGAGAGGGTGAGAAACAGAAAGGCTGCTTGCCTCATTGGGTACACCCGGACCCGACTGGGTACAGTTGGGTACAGTCGCCCCCGGATTGCGGGGTTGGTTGAGCTTGTCGGTATTTAGAGCCATTAGTTTTCTCCTGACGATATTTTTCAACTTGCCTGAGGGTGTAGTCCAACGCCTCTTGGTGGGTGTAACCCCAGCTCATGCACTGCCCGTAACAAACCAGCGCTAGGGCATCCTCCTGATCCCACTGCCGCCGGCGGCCAGGCTGACCAGGTTCATAGCCCAGTTTTGCCATCCACCGGGATAGCGTGGAAGTAGGAATACTTCCACGGCTCAAACTCTCTGCCAGCAAGGCTTTGAGTTCAGTGTAGGTGTAGGTGACGGTTACTTCCATGGAACTTCGTGGAACTTCCACGCTCTAGGACTCTTGTACTGTAGTTCCGCTATATCCTCCCTGTCAACCCCCTATCTAGGGGTTAAGTAGGGAGAAAGCGCTAAAATGGGCGCACTACCTCGATGGAGTAAAATCAGATGTTCCCCATCACAGAACCGATGCCTGCTAGCAAGCGGAGACTGAAAGAAATCAAGATCAACGTCCCCGAGGATTTACTGGAAGACGCCCAGCGATTGTTTGAAGCGATCGGGGTTACTGATGGCGATGGCCACCGCGACGTATGGATGGATGGAGTCTATCGCCTTGCGGAACGGTACAACAAAATTTTAGTTAGCAGGAAATTACTTAGGGATTCTGTCAAGGCAGACGAAACTGGTGATAATTAATTCAGTACTTCTACTTACTTCCATGGCATTTTTACCACCGCCTCCATTAAGCGCGATCGCGCAACTGATAGCGGCTAACCTTGGCCCGCTTGTGCCCGCTGGCTGTGATATGCAGCTAAAGCGCCACCCCAAAGGGGGATATGTAATTTACTTTTATGTAGCTAACGCTACCATCGGCGCTCTTATTGCAAATAATCTTTTATCTGTTATTGGTATTGCTAAAAACATAATTCCCCTAACCTCTGTCGAAGTCAGGGGAGGGTTTGAGCTGAAGGTAGATGCAGCACGGCTAGAAAAGCTATACCCTGATGAGACGAAACTGGTGGACGGAAGGATTGACCTTGCTCTTAGGGGTTGTGGTTTGCCTCCTTCCTGATGGTATGTCCGTAAACGTCCATCTCGCCAAGCAGCACTTTGGTCAGGTCATCTATTGATGGACGAGCCGTGCTTTCAAAAAAGGTAAATTCCGGCACCCTCGATAATGCCACTAGCACAATCCAGGCCGGAGTTTTTGCCAACCGTCCCCCACGGTACAGAATGTCCTTGCTTAGCGGGATGCCAGAGCGATCGCTTATCCACTGGGTAAAATCTGTCCAGGGTAAATTGTCGCGTTTTGCTCTTAAAGCATCGACTAACCGCTTAAAGTTGCGGTTGCCCTCATCCGTCACGTAGCTTCTTCGTTCATCAGCCATTTTCAACTACCTACAAGTAACACCCGGTCTATCGCAATTCTAAACCCCAGTTGCAAAAATGTGAAAACTAGCACATTTGCACTACAATGAGGCGCAGTTAGTTGTAGGTGATGATATGGCCGAGTACAGACGGATTGCATTGCCCCGGCGCTATACCCGGGTAGTAATGGGCGCTGCCGCCCTAAAGAACATGAAGCCGATCGCTTACCAGGAGAAAATCCTGGTGGCAGCGGCAAAGAAGGTGATTGAAGCGGGGCCGGACGGTAAAGGATTTAAGGCGATCGCCCGCAAGCCCGGCGAGCCGAATTTAGCCTTAATCTTTACCAAGGAAGGCTACGATACAATCAGGGCAGCCGTTCAGATCGAGGGGTTGAACCCTCCACAATTTGCCGTGAAGCATTTATTGCCCAGGGCGTTCAAGGACATTGAAGCTGGCTTCAGAGCCATTAAGGCTACCTACGACGGAGCAGCGTAATAAAAAAGGCGATCGCCGGTTATGCGATCGCCTTTTTGTTGTTTATTGCCAATAACCACCAGTAAAGGCAATAGAGGTTTAATCGATGAGAGTAACACCTACCAGAGTATTACCAACAGAATCATTGAGGTAATTTTACCATGAAATATTTCAAGCACGACCTTTTATCCCGCGAGGATGATAAAATTTGGGAACTCATTGACAGCCACGGGATGCAGGGGTATGGCATCTGGTGGGTCATCCTAGAAGAGCTTTACAAGACAGAGGCTACAGACTTCCAGGTGGAAGCAACCGATATTTGGCTAAAACGCCTTAGCCGCCAGCTAGGGTTAAGCGATTGGCTGACCATGGTGCGAACCCTCGATAGGCTTGCTGAACTAAACCTGATTGATGGGCAACTGTGGCGCGATCGCGTGATCTATGCCCACGGCATCGCCAAGCTGCACAGGGACGGAGCGTACAGGAGACACAGAGATGCTGTTTTCGAGCGCGATAGGTATTGCTGTGTTTACTGCAGCGCGACGGAGGATTTAACCCTTGACCATGTGATTCCCTACAGCAAGGGTGGTTCTGATGAGCCAGACAATTTGGCCACCTGCTGCCGCTCCTGCAACAGCAGAAAACACGCTCGCACACCACAAGAATGGCTAGGAGGTCTGTAACATGCAATGGTTTCGTTTTTACAGTGAATTTAGATGCGACCCCAAGTTGTCATTGATGACCCCTCACCACCAGTGGGCTTTCATCATCCTCCTATGCCTTGCTTCAGACAATTCAGAACGAGGAAGGATTGACAACCTGACCGACGAAGAAATTGCCTACCAAATCAGAATGCCGGTCGAGGACTGGCAAACCTTAAAAGCTAAATTCAAAGTAAAAGGCATGATCGATTGGGATGAGACGGGAATCAAGATCACCCATTGGGCAAGACGCCAGTTTGAATCTGACAACTCCACCGAAAGAGTGCGAAAGCACCGTGAACAAAAGCGTTTAGCTACAGCTACGACAAAAGAAACGGGAGTGAAACGTTTCAGTAACGTTAATGCAACGCCCCCAGATACAGATACAGATCCAGATTCAGATCCGGAGATCGTTAAAAATCTATTAGAAAGTTCTATACCTAAGTGTCCGGAACCGAACATCGAGCCGCTTTGTAGCGCTGACGCGCTACGCGATCGCGTTTCTGAAGAAAAACATTCAGAACCCGAACCGGCTAAACAGGAAACAGCCGATACCTTTCCCCCTCTGGATAGCCAGGTAGAAAAACCTGGGGCTCAACCAAAACCCCGGACAAGAAAAAAATCTGGCGGCAGCGCGCGAAAAATTAGCACACCCAAAAACCATCCCGAGCAGTTTGATGCTGCATGGGATTCCTACCGCAAGTTTTGCATAGCCGTAGAGAGCACTGTCGCCCTCTCTCAGGCGCGCAAAGAGGCTGTTAGGGAGTGGGACAAGCTAATAGAGGGCGGAGACGCCTTAGAGGCGATTCTGGACGGGCTGAACTTCTACATGGAGGTAAAGCGGGTTGAGCATCAACGCAAAGGGGAAGCGTTTGGCATTTCCCACTTTTGCCGGTTTCTGTCTAACCGCAAATGGGAGGCCGCGATCGCCTACCGCGAGCAAAAGCGATCGCAGCCCGCCCCCGCCAAAGACATCACTGCCAACGTCCACGCGGACCTGCAGGACATCACCGTCCTGCTACGTCAATTAGGCCGCTCCGCTGTGCTGCCCCCCGAGTGGCAGGAACGCACCGGCAAAACCTTTACCCGCCAGTTGGACGCCGTTGAAAGCGACGACTATGTCGCCTACCTCAAGGGCGAACTAGAGCGTCTTGCTGTGGCCAATCCGTAGCAAATTTAATATAACTTTGCTGTTGCATATTTGCTTTATGCAGCGTATGGTTGTGTTAGGAGGTGATACCGATGAACCATAATCCGTTGGAGCCCGAAGAGCTGCGATCGCTGATGGCGACGCTGTGCGAAGCTCAGGGCTGGCGCCCTATTAGTGATGAGCTTTTGCAGCAATTTTGGCGGGAGGTTAAGGATATTTCTGGGCATGAGGTTATCCGCATGTTCGGGAACTCTATGGCAACGCCATACCTGAAGCCTGCCATGTTGCTAGATGGGCTTAAGCAAGAGCGCCGCCGACTGCTTGAGGAGCAGGTGGCTAGTGTCCCTAGTGGGCACAAACGTTACGCGGACATGTCGCCTAAAGAGCAGGCTGCCTATATGGCGGCTCAAAAGCTGGCAAGGGACAAGCTTAAGGCTGATTTGGCTAGTTTGTACCAACAAGGCAAAATCCCTACTACTCGTGTAGGAGGGTTTAGCAGCCTTGCTGACGTATTAGTCCGCAGTGGTCCTCACCGTGGCGAAAGCCTGATGGACGAAGTTATCGCGGAGGTAGAAGCCCGCGATCGCCTGGAGGCCGCTGGTGGATCGTTTAGATGATTTTTTGGCACGTATCCAGTGCAATTTTAAGATGGCAACCCAGTTGCTAAATCAGGATGCTGCCAAAGTCGAGGGTTACATCTATCGGGTAGCTGTGCGCTCCATTGTCCTTGAGGACGGTGTAAGCGAGGAAGAAGCTATCCAACGCCTGCAGGGTACATCCCCCATGGGTCAACTGTCGCTGATGTCCTACGAGGCATTAGAGGCACTTGACCGCAAATTTCAATCCGTTGTGGAGAGTTTTTTATGATTACACTTACTCCAGATAAAGTGGCCCAAGTGGCCACCCATGCTGCTTTTAAGGGCGTACCAGGTGATTGCTTAGAGGCGATCGCTGCCCTGGCCGCCCAAGAAGTACAACAAGCCCAGCGTCCCCTAACCAAGGTGTTGGTGCGAAAAATTTTGGCTGATTATCAAGCAGGCTATGACTACAGCAGGCTTCAAAATACCTATGCCGATTACGGCTACTTTGGTTATTTCGCTCCCCTGGGGCGGAGAGTAGCCACCTACCGATTTAAGTTTGAGTGCATCGGCTATACCCGCTTATTCCGCACCTTGGCGGAGGCGGACCAATATTTTATTGACACCGTCAGCCGTCAACCCATGGCGGTTGGCAAGGGTTGCCCCACCTGTGTCTATAGCGGTAATGGTGACGTTGAGGGCCGGTTCTGTGCCTCTCAACGGTGTACGGTGCCCTACCGGCAGCTATGGCAGGCTCACCTGTCTTGCAATGGCTACAAGCCCTTCCAGACCGAGGTGACGGCATGAATGAACCAGTTGTTTCTATGGTGGCAGGCGTTAAGCCGCCCGTGGCCGCCGCGATCGCGGCCTACCTCGATAGCCATCGGGAATGGGACTGCGATCGCGTCGTCAACGCAGCCCTCGCTATGTTTTTGTTGCAGGGTAGCAATTCAGGTGATCCTGAGTTGGCCCGGGTGTATTTGCAGGCTGTTTTTGGGGATGTGTTTCAGGTGGAGGAACAGCCATGAGTCCTCAGGTAAGACAAAACCTTGAGTTAGCGATCGCGCTAACCAAGCAGGAAAAACAAGTTGCCTATCAACTTGCCGAGGCGGTGTTAAAAATGCCGGATGCACCCCCTAAAGTGCGACAACTGGCGGAGAAGTTATTGAGGCCGTTGAAAGAGGCGGCATAGACAGGTGACTAACATTAAGCGCCATGGGCTCCCGTGGCGTTTTGTTAATTATTTGTGACATCCGATAGACTAAGGCTATGCACTCTCGTTAGAGAGATGGACATTGACGTAAAGCGCTTATCAGATGAACTTCTCGAAATCCGGATGCGCTACACCGGGGAGGAGACCCAGCACTTTTTGTTAGCCTCAGACATTCACCTGGATAACCCAAAGTGCGATCGCAAGCTATTCTTCTCTCATCTCGATAAAATGAAGGCTCTCGGTGGTAGAGCCTTATTTTTTGGCGACGTGCTATGCCTGATGCAGGGCAAACGCGACAAACGCGGCAGCAAGTCCAGCATCCGCCCCGAGCACCAGGGGGCCAATTATTTTGACTTGGTATTCAAAGAGTCTGCCGATATTCTTGGCCCCTACGGCAAAGAAATTTTGATGATGGGCAATGGCAACCACGAAACTGCCATTATCAACAATCAAGAGGTGGACCCACTCGCTAACGTAGTGCAGCAGATGCGCGATCGCCATAAGGCGGTTACTGAGCACATGGGTTATCAGGGCTGGGTGCGTTTTGTGTTTTACAAGCAGCGCGGCAATGGCGTCGAAAAGGTACGACGCTGCACCCTGTTTTTTCACCATGGCGCCTGGGGCGGCATCATCACCAAAGGCACCATGGGCGGCGGTCGCTACGCCAGTATCGCCCCAGATGCCGATATTATCGTCAATGGCCATAACCACGAACGCAGCATTGTCAGCCACCCTTGCTATCGCTTGGCGGAGACCGGCAAGGTAAAAGTAACTCCGCGATACCATGTACAGACCGGCACCTACAAAGAAGAATTTGAGGGCGGCAACGGCTGGGCGGTGGAGCGCATTGTCATGCCGAAAAGCCTCGGCGGCGTCTGGCTGAAGCTTACCCCCGATCGCCAGTCAGGCGTTACCGTATCGCTAGAACCTGCTGTCTGACGGTTGCTTATTGGCAATAAACTTTAACCGCACCTCCACCACTTCATTCCCTTGCAAGATCACCCGTTCCACCAATTCCGCGTAAATTTCCCGGCGCCTTACCACCGGCAATAGGTTCAGGTCCGCCTGCGCGATCGCCATTGTCTTTTCCCGTAGCTCTTGCTGGTTAGCGCTGGCATGGCTTTCCATGCCCGCCAAGGCTTGTAGCTCCGCTTCGATTTCAGCTATTTCTTCGGCGATCGCCGCCCGGTGGGCCAAAGGTCGAAGTGCTTCTAGTTCTCGCTCCAGCGCGATCGCCTGCGGGTTCACCGTCGAGGGCTGTAGCATATCCGCCGCGATCGCCTCAGCGGCTTCTGCCAATGCCTCCTGAATGGCCGCCTCAATGGCATCCTGGCGGCAAGAACGGGTGTAGGAGCATTCCCGGTCATGGTAGTCAGCTTTGGCCGCACAGGCAAAATAGCGATGGCCCCGGCGGATAAGCGCACGGCACCGGCAGCCACAAACACAGGACACAATAGGCGGCACCGCATGGATGCGTCCTTGATTGTTGCCGCGCAACTGACGGTTGAGGCTAATCAGGTAATCAATTCGCTTGTATTCATCTTCGGTAATTAGTGCCAGATGGGTGTTGTAGCGCCATTCATCGGTGCTGGCATAGTGCAAATGCCCTCGTAGGGCAGCACTACGCAGCCACCACCGCCAGCCCGCCCGCGACTTATAAAACCCGTGCTCTTGCTCCATGTAGACCGATAGCCCCGCCACATTGCCGTGCTGCATGTAGTGTTCCACCGCCGCTCTTGCCTTTGCCCACTCTGGCCCCGGCTCATAACGACTACCATCCGGCGATCGCTGGTAGCCAAAGGGAGGTGGGCCACACATGGGGCGCCCCTGCCGCCTCATCTGGGCATAGGCACGCTGGATACGTTCGCCTAGTTCTACTGAGTAATAGTGGGCCATCAGCGACTTAACGCCAGTGGTGAGCAGCCCTGAGGCGGTCTGTAGCGTGATCTCCTGGCCGGTGGTTAGCTCCTTCACCTGCACGCCCGCCGCCTCCAATTGGGCTAGGCTTTCCATCGAATAAACCGTATCCCGTGCCCACCGGGTCCACTCAATGACCCATACTGTTACTTGATGACGTTGACCACGGAGGTCCAATGCTCGTTCCACCATGCGCAAAAATTCAGGGCGATCGCGCCGGCGCCCTGACAAATTTTCAGCAAATAGTTCGTCAAACTCCAGTTGTTGCTGGAATTGCTGCATCTGTAATTCCAGGCTTTGCTCTTCAGTCGATACCCGCCCGTAGCAAAGTTGATAGTGTGCCATGGCTAAACCCCTCTCCAGTTTCAGCGTACTACGCCGCTTTCAGAGGGAGGTGCCATGGTGAGAATTGCTCAGAGGTCTAGCTATGGCACAACTAGCCTAAATTAAAGTGTTATCGTAAGATATACACAAATAGAACCGGAGGCAGTATGGTTTTGCGTCCCCAGGCTTGCTTGGACAATTTAACCCCCAAGGAGCCTTTCTATGACGAGCATAAGAAGCGGGGACAGCTTAGCTTGACGCCTACCGCGTGGGCTATCCTCAGCACCTTGGCAAAAAAAGCAGGCTTATCTCGTTCTGAATTTATAGAGCGGCTTGCTCGCGCCGAATTAAGCCTTATCGATGGCGAGGTTATTCAAAAAACTCCTTCATAATTTCGCTTTGGGTCTTGCTGTAGTCAGACCCAAGCTCTATCGGCCCTGTAGGCTCATCTGAGCCCTCTTCTACCACCTCTGGCTCTGGTAGGCTATAGAATTCACCAGAGGCGGCTGATAGCTTACACAGTGCCCCCACAACCGACGCTACTGCATCGGCAATATCTTTATGGCTATCCACGTCACTACCTAAGGCGGTACGCGGGGCATCAATCCGTCCGGTCGATAGCCTTACCAATTTCCTTAGCTCCCCAAACAGTATCGGGTCGATGCGGTAAACCAACTGCCGGGCATAAATCAGCGCCTTCAGTTCATCGTAATAGCCTGGGTTGCGGTCCACCGAGAAATTCTGGCTGCTAACCCCGTAGTGATAAAGCAGCTGTCGAGCCGTAGCGCTATTGAATTGGTCAAACGTCACCCGCGCGATCGCAAACCCTAGTCGTTTACTCAGCAGTAGTACAAATTCCACCGGTGTCTGCAAGTCAATTTCCGCTTGGCGGATGTCCACAGTTGTGGACTCACCGCCCTCCCAGTTCATCCGCTGTAACTGGCCGCGCCCGGTGAAATGCGCTGCCTTCCAGCGAAAGGATAGGTCCAGTACCGGTATCAGCCGGTCTGCGCGATCGCCCACCGGTTCCAGGTGAGCCATGGCAAACCCGGCACTATCACCCGATAGCCCCAGGTCGATATGAATGTAATACTCGCGTTCGGGCTTGCCCTTGAACCAGTTGGCTAACATCGGAAAGCCATAGCTATCCAGTACCACGTCACCAAATAGGTCGCGCTCTAGGATGGGGTCAGGGCTGCGATCGCTACCCGTCACCCCATAGCGCTTCAATAGGTCGGATGTCCCCCCACTGGCATGGCGGACGATGAGTTCAGGCGATCTAAAGTAGGCTTCAGTCGCCGCTCTGGGTTGGGCTGCTAACTTAGCCGCCGCTCCTTCTGGGTCGCGGATAAATTCAGTTTCAAAGTCTTTGTACTCCAGGTGGGGCACTACCTCCCAAGTAGGGCGGCGCACCACAAATAGTTCAGGGAAGCGCCCCTCCTGGTGGGCTTCAATAAGCTGTTCCTGAGGGTCTGATACACTACGCGGGAAGCTGGTTAGAAAGCCCTTCCATGCCTTTCTAAAACGGGTGCGGCAGGAGGTGACAAAGGTATTGAACAATGCCTCCGCCGTGGCCCCCTGCGCCTCAGACTCTAGCCCTGCAAACTCGCTAATTACAAAGGCCAGTAGGTTGAACCCCTCCGCGCTACTGCTAATCAGCGGTAGGTTGTGGATGCGGATATTGTGGGGTAGCTCAATATAGTCCGCCGCGTCGGTGGCTTTCTTGATATACCGGTCAACGTCTGCGATCGCAAACTCTGAACGCGCTAGGTGACTCTTTAACCAAGTACAGGTCCGCAGCCGGTTCTTTAGCTTGGTGAAGGTTACCCGCCGCGTCTGGCGCAGGGTAGGTGAAGCTAGAGCAATATCAATGGGTTCCTGGGGGGCAAGCCCTAGAAAGTCTTGGGGGTCTCTCAGGCATAGCAGCACATGGGCAAACCACACAAGGCAGACGGAGGCCAAGGTATCTTTGCCCGCTCCCTTGCCGTAGCACAAAATGCCACAATTGTAAAGGGTCGGCGGGTTTTGGGTAAATAGTGCTTTAGCATCCGCCGCCGTTGTACCTAGAAACTGGCTTAGGTCTTGCTGTTGAATATCCCAGGGGGTAACGTCCAGGTAGGCGCGGCAGAACTCAGCTAGGGGTAAGGGGTCCTCTAGCCAAGGGGAGTCAGGCAGGGCGCGATCGCGCTCTTTTCTGCGTTCTCGTTCCCGCCGTTCTTTCTCAGCCTTCGCTTTCATCTGCAAGCTGCTAACCATTGATTAGCCGGTCTAGCTCCTCGTCGCTTAGTGTGGATAGGTCGATTTCCTGGCGTTCTGTCGCTAACCCTTCAGCCAATCGCTCAGCCTCTACAGCAAACTTTAGCCACGCTAATGCTTCTTGGGGTTTAAGCGTTGCCGGGTCGGTCGCCTGCATCGCCTGGAGTGCCTTCTGTCCTGCCAACCGGGCCGCCTTGATATGGCGCGTTAGCATCTCGGCGGTATCGACTAGCTTTGATACCTGTTGGGCCACATGCTGCGCCTCAGGTACAGTTGCCGTTATTGTACTAAGGTTGTCCTTAAACCGTTTGCGCTGTGCTGGCCAATCCTCCTGACTAGCGCGATTCCTAAGGGTTTGGTACTTTGGCGCACCTTGTACGTCAGCTAGCGATCGGTAGGTTACAGTGTCATCGCCTGCAACGTACCTATGCCGCCAATAGTCCCAGTCGATTTTAGCCATGATCAAAGGTGCCCCACTAACTTGGCAGTCTCGCCGGTAAATTTCTCATACCTGCGACAGATAACCTCAATGTAGTGAGGGCTTAGCTCAAAGCCATAGACGGTGCGATCGCCTTCCATCCCCTGCGCTGCGATCAGGGTTGAGCCGCTGCCTAAAAAGAAATCGGCAATCAGCTCGTTAGGGCGGCTGCTATTTTTAATAGCATATTGAATTAGCTCAATCGGCTTCATAGTCGGATGTAAATCTGACTTTAGTGGCTTGTCGAAATTCCAAACTGAAAACTCCGACCTGCTGTCAATAAAATAATGTGTTGCACCAGGCTTCCATCCGTAAAGAATTGGCTCATGCTTGTAGTGATAATCGCACCGTCCTAAAACGTGATTGTTCTTTACCCAAACCAGCCCATGTTTAAGCAGCAAACCAGCATCTGCAATCGCTGTCATTAACAGCAGCAACAGTTCATCTCTTTGAGGTCCGCAGACATAATAGCTAGCGCCAGGTTTTGCAAATTTACATAAAAGCTGGAATACAGGTTTCCATATTTTGCCTGAAATTTCCTCTGGAGCTAAATGGTCGTTTTCGATTGGAGTCTGAATGCTATTGCCCCGGCCAGTCGCATTCAGACTCTTATTTTTGTCGGCATAACTGACGCCATAGGGCGGGTCAGTAAAAATCAAATCAATTGTTTTGCCATCAAGCAGCGATCGCACATTATCCTCATCGGTGCTATCGCCACAGGCTATCCGGTGCCGCCCTAGTGCAATAATGTCCCCTACCTGAAAGCGGCAATCCATTTCGCCGCCTTCAGCTTCATCAATTAAGTCCGCTGTAGCCTCTTCATCTTCTTCTTCGCTAGGCTGCTCCCATTCGCCGCCTTCCATGCTCCATGCTGCTACCTCATCCTCAGTAAACCAATCCTCCAGCCCGATCGCATCATGGACCTCTTGCAACACCTCGGCGTCCCATTCAAGCCCTAGCTCTGACGCCCGGTTATCAGCGATCGCTAACTCCTTAGCCTTAGCATCCTTGGCTAGGTCCAGGTCAGTCCGCTGGACGACGACCAACTTAGTGCCATCGGTAGGGACAACAATGACATCCTCCAGCCCGATCTCATAGGCTGCCTCTGTGGTCTTGTTGCCTGCTATCAGGACGCCATTCTTATCTATGAGGACAGAACGCCCAGCCCCAAGCTTCTGCAACGACTGACGCACCATGTAAGCGCCTCGCTCAGTCCCCTTGTTGGCATTGCCAGGGTCAGGCGTTAACTCTGATAGCTTGGCATTTCGTACATTAGCCATGGTTGATATTGATACCGCTAACTTAATCCTATCGAACAGGACGAGCCGCGATCGCGCCAATACCATCTCACTGTCCTGCTCCCAGCTTTGTCCGCCTCACCCGATCTCGCAATGCCCAAGCGACGGTATCAACGCTATGGCGGTTGGGAGAAAGCGTGGGGGTATAGTGTTCTCCCATCCATAGCCGCTTGGCAGTATCCACCTCCCAGGTCCAATCGGTAGCGTCTTGGTAAAAGGCCATCGCTACTTGGTAGAGAATCGCGATCGCGTAGGCGTCCCGTTCGGGTTGGTTGCCCTGCCAGTCGTCATCGATGCTATAGATTTGCTCAGCGTTGTAGCGCCCATCGTCATTTATCCAATGGTCAGCAACCAGGATAGTCAGCCGGTGGGTGGAGCGCACCTTACCCCTACCCCTAGCCGGTGCCTTCATCCCTTCAAGGTGGTCACAGGTGATATGAATATCTCGAACGCCACCCTCCTGGCGATAGGGTTCAAAAATGTAGGCATCCACATGACGCGGGCATAGGGTGCGGGGACGTTGGACACGGTGCAATAGTCCACGCCCCGCTAGCCGCCATGTCTGCAAGATGCGGTAGGGTCGTTGCTTTACCTGTCGCTCCCGCCACCAGTTGCAGCGGTTGACGTAGCCAAGCAGGTCATTGACTATCCGATCTACCTTCATCGTCCGGGTCCTCCTCTGAGGATGATTCGCGGGGCATCGCGTTGGTGCCTAGCACCCCGGCGGCGCCGATGCTGATAATGCTTACCGCTAGATCTCGCAATTGCTTCTGATGCTCCGGCGACCAGTTGAATAGCATCAAGGCACCAATGATCACCGCAGTGCTAAAGCCCAGGGTGAGCCGTTGCTGGGTCTTGAGTTTACGGGATTGCTCGCGATCGCTTTTCATCAGCTTCAGTTGCCGCTCTTGCAACTCCTGTAGCTTTTCATTAATCAACTTCAAATGCTTCTCTATTGAGTCCAAGCGACGGCACAGAATATCAAGGAACTTCACGTTAAGGCTGCCTTTCGGACAAATTCCGAGGTGGGGAGGACGGTATCAACTGCAGCCCGCATCCTGCGATCGCTAGCATATTTCCGATAGTCAAACCCGATCCACACCTCAACGATGCCGGATTCTTCTAACGGTGCGCGGCGTAGGTGGTCCAGGTCCACCACTTGTAAGTAAGTAGGGTAAGCACAGTCTGGGAGGTTCATCGGGATAGTTAGTTCCACCAGGTCCCGCAGGCGATCGTCGATGTTAATCCGTTGCATCAGGCGCAGGCTAGCGGCTTGCCTAGTGTCTGGAAACAACCACAGCCAGCTTTCCTCTTCACCCTCCGCCGATAGCCTAGAAAAGTGACAATAGGCCGGTTCCTTTTGTTGCTGGCCCGGCAAAATTAACCCCGACTCACTCTCTGTCGCCAAGGATAGAAACTGAGCACTCCAGGCCCAGCTAAAGAGAGGGGACGGTAGTTGGTACATAGGTTCCAGCGTTGATTAGTTGTAAGGTTTCTCGGCTTGGCAGGCTGGTCAGGCTTTCCAGCAACCGGCGATCGCGCTGTGCCCGAGCGTCTAGCCCGTCAAAATACCGAGTAAGGGCGATCGTCGTTAGTTCGTGGTAGTCCTTGGCATAGCGATACTTCACCGCGTACTCCCACCGGCCACGGGTATGGGAGTCCAAAGTAAAAGGAATGGTGCCGTCGTTATCAACCGGCTCGCACTCCAGCGTCCCGCCCGCCTCACAAGCTTCGATATAAAGGTCGGTGGTCCAGCGCACTAGGTCAGCAACGCTCGCTAGTTCCCGCCCGTCCTCTGTCGTTACCCGCGACTTTAGCCGTAGGAAGGTTGCCTCCCGCCTCACCCGGGCCGCGATCGCCTCGGGCACCAGTAAATTAATCCGCTTGTGCTTAGTTGGCATTGAGCAGCACCTCCATAAAGCAGCCCTCCGCCAGCATCAGCGCTGTTTGGGTATGACTGGTGTCTGAATGCTCTAGCGCCCGCCCTAGCCGCTCCATCGTCCAGCCCAGCAGGTGAATGGCAATTAGCATCACCGCCGCGCCGCGATCGCGCACCATCAACGACGTTATGGCTTGCTCAATATCCGCATTGGTGAACCGTTCCGCCAGCCCCATCGCCTTGAAGCCATGGCCGGTTAGCACCAGGTTGGGCACCCCGGAGACGATATGGCCAGAGGACATAATATTATCCAGGTTGCCGCTGCCCCATTGCTGGAGCAGAAAACCAAGCTGCGACGGGCTATAGGTTGCCATTGTCTATTGCAAATACCCACAGCCCTATCGTATCGAACTAGGATAGGCGCGATCGTTTTGACAACCTGAGAGCGTGATCACAATCGAAACGTGTTGACTACAGCTTCCCCGCAGCTGCCAGCCATACCAGCGCTGCCACGGCACCCACCACCACGCCGGATAAAGTAAAGCGGATCTCGTGGAGCATTACCTCATGCCGGGCTATCTGGGTAGCGATCGCCTTCACTTGGGCCAGTTGATCCTCAGACATGGCAAGTCTCCTGAGATTTGCCGGTGATTATAGCAAACAAGCAATGGAAAAGCCCTAGGGCTGAGTCTAGGGCTTGGCGCAGTGTTAGGAGAATGGGGCTATTGTAGCGGATGCCAGCGGCGAAAGGCGGAGGAAGCGCGATCGCACTTAGCTAGGGCGCGATCGCGGGTATCAAGGTGTATCTAACGGTGTTGATTATAGCGGATAAGCAACAAAAAGCCCCCGAGGGGGCCAAGCATACAGCGCGTGGTTTTATGGTAGCGGACTGCCTTTGGTGGGATCAACGTATTGAATTAGATCCTGGGGAGAACAGTCTAACGCTTGACATAACTTGGCTATCCGATCAAACCAATCGACGCCAGACCGATTATTTTCCCAATTCCTGACCGTAGTTTCTGTAACCCCAACAAGATCGGCTAACTCCCTCTGAGTGAGGGTTTTAGCTTTGCGCAGCTCGGCGACCCGTGACATTGGTATCTCTCCCATAACGTGATTTATACCAAGACTATAGCGTAAATAGCTTTTCGTAAGATAGTTGACACCGTAAAGTTCTTTACGCTATTATTGAGCATGACAAAGCAAGCCCCGCCCGGGTTGCAGCCCAAGCGGGGAAGTAAAACCACTCACCAAAGAGGTCTGCTGACATGTTAACCCAAGTTGTTGAAACCCGCACTCCTGTTACCGCCACCCCTGCCCTTGTCAAATTTTTTGCCTCTTTAGTCGGGGAGGTGGACGGCGAGTTTACCTTCACTGTTGAGGTTGTCGAAATTCAGGACAGCTACATGGGGCTGGAGGACAAGCAGCGGATTGAGGCTGCTGTTGAGGAGCAATTCCCAGGGCTGGCCGTCATGGAGTTCTGGCGGTGCCGCCGCGATAGCCTGCTGTAGTTGCGATCGCCGTCGCCCCACAGCGTTAGCGAGGGGGATTTGTCCTTACCAAATTTTGTTATGCCACGTTTCGCTGTTTATCGTTGGTTAATGCGCCGCCTAGGACGGTCCCTGGAAGCCCTGGCCCACTGGATTGATAACACTCTAGCTAGCGCCTGCTACTGGCAGGCTAGGGAGCCAGGAGAAGAGTAGAATCAAAAGACCTCCGTAGATCGCTACAGAGGTCTTTTGAGTGATGCCCTGGGGAAACCTGGGGCTTTCCTTTAGACGGCTAAATCGCCAAAAATGCTTGGCTGTTGATGTTCTGGCAGATTAAGCAAAGGATCGCTATCCAAAAATTGTTTTTTCTTTTTTGAATCAAACTGAATTTCCCATATAGTCTTAAACTGTTGCTGAAGAGGGTTTTCTAGGCAAGCTTTAAGCTTTTCTATGTCTTCCCAAGATGTATCGTAAATTTCAGTCCACAGCCATTTGAAGAAAATCTCTTTTTGAATAAGACATCTAGCTCTTTCATGGCTGCAACCTATCCGACCGTTTTTATTAGATACAGTTATGCCGATGCTGTAACACTCCCTAACCCTGCCTACACGTTGCATATCGGCAAATATGATATAAACAGCAGGATTGAAAAGCTTAACAGGCTTTCTCCCGTCCCAACAGTGCCAGTTTGGCAGGCCAGAGGGAGTAAACATAGGGGGCAACCCGAACTTTTCAACTATTTCATTGGATCTTGTCGTGCTAGGAGCAATCCCTGCAAACTCTCCATCTATTGACTGGACAGAGAACGGTTGAGCCTTTTTAAGAGCTCTTTCAAAACGATACTCCATGTTGTTGTCTGCTTGAGCAAGGCGTTGATCAATCTGATCAATCCGATCATAAAGCGAAGTGTGAGCCAGATCGCCGGTTGGTATTGTGTCTAACTGCCTATTCCTGCCGTTGTCAGCGGCTTGCTTGACCATAGCGGGGATGCTCTGAATTAGCCGTATAGTGGCATCACGAACGGCTCGACCCATCTCACCCTCGCTTATCCAGGACATCCGCAACACCCCGGCCATGTTGTAGATGTTGGCTTGAGAGATGTATTTAGGCAAAGAAGGCTTCCCAGAGGCTACCAACTCTGAGTTGGTAGCCTCCCGGAAGTCCCTCAGAGCGTGACTTTCAAGCTTTTGGACCTCCCCAGCCTCTATAAATTCATCCCTGTGTCTCTGGAAATTTCTATCAAGCGCTCTAGAAGAAAGCCCTAAAAACGCTGCAACCTCGTTAGTGGTCATCCATTTGGTGTCTTGCCATTGCGCCCAAAATAGGTCTTTAATGTTCAACTCGCTAAAAACCTCTTCCATGGGGCGGCTATCGCCAAAGCCCGCCATAGCGGATTGCCTGGATTGCTTCTTGGTGTACAGGTCGATAGCGCCTGGGGGTTCAACAACCTCCGCCGCCACCTCAGCAGGGGGCTCAACAATCTCCGCCACTATAACGGGAGGCTTAATCGACTTAGCCTCAGCGACAGCCGGGGTAGGCTCTGGCTTGCTGTGAGGGTTTACACAGTAGTAGGTCGTAAACCGATCTTTCCAAGTATGCAACCTTCCCTGGGCCAGCAAAAGATCTCTTCGAGGAACAACATATTCTTGAAAACGTTTCCTATCTGGTCCGCTAGTCCTAGCCTTCTTGTACAAAACTTTTGCTGTAACCGGATGGCTAGCACACTCCAAAATCCTTTGATCAATAATTTCCCAGATCTCTTCTTTAGTCTTTAAACTAAATGAGAACTTTTTGGCGCGACGATTTGATCTAGTTGCTGGCTTGGCCGCAGCTTGCTTAACTTCGACAACCGGCTCAGTGTTCTCTGGTAGCAGCTTGAACAATGGCAGAACCGGTTGCTCAGGAGCTTTGTCCCAACATAAAACCTTGTAGTTGCCTTTTCCTTTGGGAGGCTGCATGTAAGGGAAAATCAATTCGATTTGTTGTTTTGTATACCAACTGCCATGGGCTCGCGCAGAAATGATGATGTCTTTGATTAGTTGCGGCGTGCTGTTCAGCTTTTCTACCGTATTCAACGCACGACGAACAAGCTCAGCGCTTGGATGTGCCCGTTCTGCTTTGGGCATCACATAAATAACCCAGGAAAGATCCTCGGGGGAATATAGACGATCTTCAGAAGAAGCGTTCATCGCTTGTGCCCAGACTGCAAATATGTCGCCCTATCAATCACAGATTGTATCTATAATAGACGCTTGTTTGCAATATGATACTGAAGCAGCAATTTAGCCACTCTATTGTAAAAGTGCTCCCCATGCCCTTAGCCGATCGCCCCTCCTACCGCAACGGCTAAAGTTATTGACTTTTAACACTACGGTAGCTTGTTGGCAATAGCTTGTTATACTAAAGGCGACTTTTCGCATCGTGGCAAAGTCCACGATTTTTTATGACTGAGCCTGCTACCGTGACTGGACTTAAAGAGCTTCGGAAACTGAAATGACTATTTATTTTATTGAATGTGGCAGCACTAATCAAATTAAAATAGGGTTTTCTCAAAATCCAGCGGCTAGGCGCAGCTCATTGCAAGTTGGAAGCACCGCCCCGTTGTCAATCCTTGCAACTGTGCCTGGAGATTTAAACAGGGAAGGTGAGATTCAGAACATGTTTAGTGATTTTCGGGCAAAAGGAGAATGGTTTTTTCCGTCAGATAAAATATATGAGTTCATATACAAAAATAAACGATCTTTTGACCTGTGCGACTGGATCCCCGACGCTTCTTCATATCAAATTAAGTGGATTTCAAGCGATGGCGCTAATGTCGACTCATCTGCATCTCCCTTCCTAGTTACTGTTCACATGCCCGGACAAGGCAGTAAATTCCCAGTCATCGAAATAGACACTTATGTGGGAATCGCGTCAGCAAAAGATCGCTTAGCTTTTCAAAGGCAAGGGGGAATTTCACCGTTTAAGGCAAGGGCTCTTGATAAAATTGCCAAGGAATATGGATTTACTGTCCGCATGTTTGCGGAAAGTCAATTATATGAGAGTCGTTTTCTTAAAAAGCGAAACTTCAGTTATTGCAAAAATCCGGGTAACTTTTCTGAAATTCTAATAAATCCAGGAGAATCGGTAGGTCAAGTTATTCTTGGAGAGCTTTATCCTGATGATGAATACGCCAAAGCGGGGAAAATTCTTTATAGATGGATGGGTACTCATTATGAATCACAGCGCAAAGAGGCTGAGATGCATCGAATTGCTCACGCGCTTAATCGCTGTGTGCGCCAAACAAAAAATGGTAGGACTAGGCCATGGGCCACTGCAGCCAAGGTGGATGAAGCTTATAGATGGTGCATGAAAAAAATAAGGAGTATTTCGCTTGAGGAAGTTTATTCTTTGATGGACCTGTCCACAGTGGTTTTGACGGATGACGATAAGCGCAACGGCCACTGTGGCCTTTTGGCTTGGAGAGGAAAGTCTGGAAAATCTGTCGATTACCTAAGTGCCAAAAAAGCCATGACGGCTATGTACCATCAATTGCAATGTATAAGTTAACCCCATGCCCCTAGCCGATCGCACCTCCTACCGCAACGCCCTACAAGCGCTCAGGGCTATCAAAGATACCACTGGCAATACGCCCCAGGTGAAAGCCATAGCGGCCTTCCTGCTAGAGGCGGCCAATGCTGAGTATCCAGGCGGCTACGTGGGCGACCCGAGCGACCCACGGGACAGGGCGGTAGTAGAGGCCCAGCGTGACTACTGGCAGCGGTTTATGGCAGGCGAGGACGTGGAGGAAAATTATTACGACCTGTAGCCAAAACAAAACCCCCGGCGAGGGCCAGGGGTAAGGGTGGGTGGCGGTAGGGTTAGATTTTACCCTTTGCCTTTTCTGTGGCAGCCAGGGCCAGGATCGCCGCCCCAGTGGCAGCATAAAGGAACGCATTCTCTACGGTGCCGGGCACCTGGGAGGGCGGCTGCGGGTTATCAGCGGGCTGGGCCGTGCTAGTCGTTGACATGGGTGGTAAGCTCCTGATTGATTTGCTCTAATGCAACCCGTGCGCGGCGCAGGGTTTCTAATGCTTGCTGAGCCTTGAGTACCGCCGCCCGTGCGGCTTGCTCATCAGCTTGTCTTTCCTCTTCAGTCACAAAATTTCCTCCGCGAATGGTCTTTTGAGCTTGAACAACGAACACCTAACCCGCTTGGCGCAGATCCTCCATTAACAGAACAGTCCCTTGCACGTCCATAACGCGGATAATCCGCACCACATCCGCTTCGTCTAGTGGATCGGGTCGATCTTGATAGTCCAATGCCCCCGCCTCTCGGCAGGCTTGGTTCCAGGCTTGCAGAACCCCTAACCCGTCCTGTATCAGCGCCCTAGCCCGACGCTCAATCTCCAATTGATCAACCATAACTATTTCTCCTAAATAAGTACCTGCAACTATTGCCGTTGCATATTTACTCTACCATGGCATATTTGCAATACGCAATAACTCAGAGGGAGAACCGCTAAAATTAGCCTAGAGACTGGCTACCCATGGACCTCACCCGCCTCCACCGCCACCTAGAGACCTCCCCTGACCTGGATTTGCCCCTATCCCAGGCACGGGAGCTAGCCAAACGCGCCAATGGCCGTGGCTGGGACGATGGCATCGACAAGAAGCCTGGCCGCCGCTATCGCACCACTCCCAATATCTGGACCACCTTTGAGGGACGCGGACAACCCCGCCAGGGCTTCCTTAGCCCCGAGGTGATGCGGATGGTCTACATGCGTTCCGAAGTTGTCCGCGCCTGTGTAGATACCCTGGTGGAACTGGTCTGCGGTTGTGATTGGACGATCCGCCCCATTGACGAAGAGAAAAGCCGATGGCTACGCGATCGCAGACCAGATGACTACAAAACCCTCAAAAAGCGCATCCGCTGGCTAGAGAGATTTTTTACCCACCCGGCCAACCATTACAACCTGGACCAGTTCCACCGGTTGATACTGCGGGACTTACTAATCTACGACGCGGCGGCCTACGAGATCGTGACTGCTGAGGTAAATGGCCACCGCCTGCCGCTGGAGTTAGGCGCGATCGCGGGCGATACGGTGGAGATCGACTGTGACGATACGGGTATCCCGCTGGCCTACTGGCAAAGCTATAACGTCAAGACCCATGTACGGTTTGAGCCGGAGGAACTAGCCTATATCCGACTCAACCCGGTGTCCTGGAGTCCCTACGGCATCTCTCCGATTGAGACCGCCTACGTCAGCATCGCTAGCGACCTGAACGCTAACCGGTACAATGCCAGCTTCTTTGAAAAGAACGGCATCCCCCCGGCCCTCCTGGCGGTGATGGGGCTGTCATCAGCTGAGTTTCGTAGCCTGATGTCTCAGATGAGGCAGACCAGCCAGGACAACCCGTGGAATATCCACGCTTTCCGGGCCGCCCGGGATGCTGAGGGCAAGAGCCAGCAAGTATTTGATCTAGTGCCATTGTCATCAATATCTAACCGGGAGATGCAGTTCACTGAATTGCTGACCCATGTGGTGCGACGGATTACGATGCTGTATCGCATCTCAGCTAGCCAGATCGGCTTTACCGACGAGGTAACTGGCGGCATTGGTTCTGGGGTAGCTGAGACCCAGGTGGACTTGATGGAGTCCAAGGGCGTGGCGCCATTGCTGCGCAGCTTGTCCTCTATCCATACTGAACAGGTGATCCACGGTGTTTGTGGGTGGGAGGATTTAGAGTTTGCCTTCACCCAATCCCAAACCCCGGCGGAGCAGCAAGAATACCAGCGCGATGCCGGTGAAGTCACCATGGGCGCGATGACGATCAATGAGCTCCGCTCTAAATGGGGTGGCCGTGATGCCGTCGAGTGGGGTGACTCACCCCTCCAGCCGCCGCCCATGTGGGCTCAGGAGAAGCAACAATCCCAGCAAATGCTAGCCCAGGCCCAGGGCATGATGGCCCCGCCGCCGCCCGGGCAGGAAGACCCTAACCAGCAACAACCCGGCCAACCCCCGGAGGGCAACCCTGAGCTAGAGAAAAGCGCCAGGAGGCTAGTGATCCGATGGAACTAGAATTTATCGGTGATTGGCAACCCTCTGACGCCCACGCGATCGCGCTACAGCTGCGTAAATCCTTAGGTGTTGACGCCGGCGGTGGTGCTGAAATAACGGTGCAGCAGTTGGACGATAACCCGATCCAACAAATGCTTAGCCAACGGCAAAAGCGATTGCTGGACCTGCTGCGGGAGGCGGGTAGTAAAACCTTCAGTGAAGCGCCCCTGGCCAAGGCACTATGGACCGATGACCATACCTGCACCCCTGGTTGCCGCCATGATTGGCTGGAGGACTATAGCCTAGGCTCCTTGACCAAGGCGGTGAACCGTGGGGCACTCAAGCGCGATGCTCAGGGACGCGCCTATGTGTTTAATGCCAATAACCGCTGGCAGCGCTACAATGCCACGCCGCCCCCGCCTGGTGACTATCGTTTCCCCCTAGGCGATGGTGACTATGGCCGGGGTGTTTATCTTCCTATCCTGGATACGCCCCAGGGCTACGCCAAGCTACGGGTGCGGCTCAACCTATCACCCGCCCAACTCATCAGCGACGATGAGTTTTACGCCATCGAGGATAACTTCGCCATGGACCTGACCACCACCCTCGATCGCCAGGGCGTTCGGGGTGTGGTGCAAACTGAAGGCGATCTCGTCTCGTTGTTATTTCTGCGATCGCCCGCCGACATTGAAGTACTCGGGCTAATTGCTGACTCCGGCATCGTTCCCTCTGGCCCAGACTTTAGCTATCGCCTATCCTCCTTTGTTGCCGCTGAAGACCATTGGACGCTGGACCTCGAGCTATCCCCCGGCGGTGATCCACCCTCCCCCCAGGCGCTTACCAAGGCGGCTAAGGTTACCCTATTTCCTGACACGCCCCTGGCTACCGCCACCACCAGCCGCGCTCGGGGACTGCTTAGCCGTCGCCTGCTGCGCGATGCCTGCGATCGCTGTCGTGCGGATGGGCTACCGCTAGACAGTTGCACCATTCAACTGATTGATAGCGCCCCCGACTGGCTACCTCGCCATTGCAAAGCCTTTTGTCACCCCTCCACCGGCGTTATTTACCTGGTAGACCACGACCCCGCCGATGCCTTAATGGACCGGCTATTGATGCTCAGCCGCCAACTAGAGGACGCGGCTAGCGATGGCATTATCACCTACGCCCAGGCGATGGATGCCCTTCAGTCCGGATTAAAGATGACTAGCCAATGGTGGTTAGAGTGTCTGCTACGGCGTTTTGTCGGAGCGTGCTTGGTGGTTAGCCGCCATGACCTATCAACCAGCGCTGACTACGGCCCCTGGCAGGACTACCTATCGCTGCAATCCGCCCGTGGCATTCAGTACTGGGGCGATCGTTCTGCGATCGTTCGGTGCATGGCCGAGGATTATCGCTGTTGCTTTGAACCAACGGGACTACCCAACGAGGTGACGATGATTTGGGATATGGTGACGCCTGCGATCGCCAGGATGGCACAACAACGATTGATGGAGGTGTTGAGTAATGCCTAACTGCTCTCCCCGCAACTATTCAACGCCTGAAACCCCTGACTATAGCGGGGTTGCGGTGAGGCACTGCTGTGGCTGGACTAGATTTGGACTAAATGAGGTAAACCATGCCCGTTAACACCGTCTTAACGGCTGAAAT